ACTCATGAAAATCCCCAGATAGTACAGCAAGGAGATCAATTAGGTACTTTAAAGTTTAACGCATATACAGGCGCTGCTGGCGAACCTTATGGAAATGCTGCATTTATAAGTGCAATAGCAAGTGAAACTCCTAGTTTTGGGCAAAAAACTATAGATGCAGAACTTTTATTAGGATCTATTAACAGTGTTGCAACAGGAGACTTTGTTACAATAAATTCTAAAGGTATTATTAAACCAAAAGGAATTATAATAGAACACACTCTTAATAGTGTGGCGCAACGTGATAAATCAAAACCTTGGTGGCTTTCCGGAGGAACAGATTTTAGTTATCCGGTCCCTATAACAATAAACACAACTAGCACAGGTATACTTATTGCACAAACAGGAAACTTTAAACAACCTGCTATGCGTTTTGAAAGTTATGATAACAATCCATTAAAAGCTGGGTGGACTACTTTTAACAGATTTCGAGGTACACCCGATAATCCTGAATCTTTAAAAAATGGTGACTTCATATATGCATTTGACTGGATGGGAAAATCATCAGATGAACCATGGGAATGGGGAATGGCTCAAACTGCAATTATAGATGACGATCCGGGTGAGGGATATTTACCTACAAGTATGAACTGGGTTACTAGATTAGAACCATTCGGTGAACCAAAGGTTGCAGTAAAGATTAGTAGTAATGGCACACTTACTACTAATTACGGTAGTGTAATAAATGAAAATTTAGAGTTAAACGTAGAAGAAGTAAAAAATGTTAACTTAGAAGATGTAAAATTTGTTAAAGTAAAAGTTAACGGTGAGTATAGAGCAATGCCTACTTATTCATTTGGATGAATACCAACCTCTTCAATTTTAATATCTTTTCCTTGCCATGACCAAATAGTATGATCGTACCAAGTATGAGATCCTGTACTTTGCGATTCGGCAAAAATATACAAACTTGTTTCAAGTTGAACTATCTTCTTGCCATCTTTCCAGTGACTTATGTAACTTAAACATTCTTTAAATTTAGACATTTTTCTTTTCCGTATTCGCTTAAATTTTTTATAGTATCAAATAATAATCGTTCTGTCTCTAAACTGTAATCTGTTCTAGATCTATATGCATTGATTATACCTTCGGCTCTGCGAAATCCGTTAATGCTTGATTTCCAAAATTCGGCTGCATTATCTAAGTCTAACGCTGTATCGACTTCAAAGAATACACTATCTTTAAAATAAAAATTTTCATTTACAAAGTGGTTTACTAAAACATGATTTGGACTGTAATATGCAAGATTCTTTTGTTTACATTGTACTCCTAAGTTATAATATGCATCGACTACTTTTTTAATATATGATTTAAAGTCTTCAACAACATTATTACTATTCGTCATTATATTAAATAACATATAAGGCGGCGGATAACCTAACTCGCCTGGGCTACTAAAATAAGTATAGATATATTGTTCACCTTCTATTTGAACAGATGAGTAATTTTTTAATGTAGGAAATTCAGGCATGGGATCTAACTTTTGATAATTTGAAATACCCCTAATTTTATTAGGATGGTATTCTTGCAAACAATGCATGTCTCCGTTAACTTTTAGACAATGAACATATCTATAGCTAATTGTTTTTATTTCCTCATCGGTTATGTCCCACACACAATAATCAGGTCTATCTTTATATATGTAAAGCTTAGTAATAGAATCTCTTGGATTTTGTTTTACAAACTCGTCAAATGTTTTTGTCCAGTTATCAAAGGTATAACATTTATCAACTATTATTTGTTTTAAATCTTCAATCAAGGTATTTCCTTTTGACTTATTTGAAGTACAATTCTAGGTGTAAGTCCTATATTAACACTTCCGTGTAAGTCATTGTCTTGATCGTACCTAAACAAGTCACCTGACGCATATCCGCTAACAAATTTATTTTCGTGTATAAACACATGCCCAGGTTCATAATCTTTCCATGGCATCCAAAATCTATAATTATTGTCGTGTACATTTACAGTATCTCTGTGTAGCGGCATAAACTGTCCCGGCATCTGCTTTACTATCCACCAGTCTCCTTGTAAATATTTGTTAAGCTCGCCCATATCTAAGTCAAAAGGACAGTTACGATTATCAAATATTTCAGCCATGATTAGATTATTTCCATACGGACCATTAGTAAACATATCGGCTTGGTTATCATCTGTGGCTAGTGTTTGGTCTACATTAATTTCAACGTCATCATCTTTGCCGTCATGATCTTTCCAAGGACTAATCTCTATACCCTTAGTAGAAATTAACGTATCTATCCATTCTTGTTTAACTAAGTGATTAAAATTACCGTAAAATTTCATATAAGTGCTCCGCATATTTTATATGAGCATCTTTATTTGGATGCCCCCAGGCTAGTCGTTCTTCACAAAAAAAATCTAAACCTTTATCTGTTAAAAATTTAGATTTACTTTTTTCGTATAAATCTAATATTATAGGCATAGATGAAATAATATTATTATTCATAGCAGGAACAATATTTATATTGTAGTATTCTAATACTTGTAAGTTTTTGACAAAATCCCAAGATATTCTGTCATCCGAAAACCAATCTATTAGTGCCTTGTCAGTCTGTTCATTAATAACAGGTTTTATATCTCCTGTATCTTTTACTCCTAATAAACCTTTGTACGGCCATAATAATGATGGTAACTGAAAAGATTCTACAGTTTTATTAAATATTGCATTGCGTGTTGCTTTAGTGAGTGAGACAATTACTATATCATTGTTAGTAAACTTATAATTGTTTTCAAAAACTTGATATACAATTTTATCTAAACTATTTCCGCTTTCGGCATAATTGCAACATTGTAAATTTAGTTTATCTGCTAATAATTGCGGCCAAGATATTAGTTTTTGTTTTTCTTTTATAGCGTTGTATTCTTCTTGTAGATTCTCAGTTTCTAACTTTTTAAAAAATTTACGTGGATCATCAGACGTTGCTAATCTATAGTCGTTAATAGATAATTCGTGTGCTAATAATTCTTCACCAGTGGCATAACTACAACCAAATACATATAATTTACTCATCATATATTGTAAATTGAAACGTTAGTCTTTCTGATAGCCCTATATTTGCTGCGCCGTGTATTGCAAATGGATCATCGAATTCATATACATCGCCTGCTTTATATGGCCCAATTAATTTATCATCGTATATTAAAATATGACCAGGTTCATAATCTTTCCAACTCATCCAATAACGTACACAATTTTTTTCAAACTTTGTTGTTCTATCGCTGTGTATAGGAAGTACATGACCGGGCTTATATTTAAATAGATTAAAATAAGTTCCGCTAGTTCCATCTTTGTATGTAGTTACCCAAGGCGGTATACCTATATCAAATGGAAAGTTTCTCCCGTCAAATATATAATACATTAAAGACTTAACATCGTAACCTGCATCGCCGTACTTTTTTTGAAAATCACAGAACTCTGCACGTTCTCCTCTTTCAATTGCACCTTCAATGTCATTATCAACAAACTCGGCTTTTGGTTGCTCTATGCCTTCATTCTCGAGAGCATATGCAATCCATTCGTCTTGTAGCCAGTCTCGATAATTTCCTATATACTTCATTGTTCTTCCTCATATAATGTTACTTGTAAAACTACACGAGGTGTTAAACCTATATTTGCTGCTCCGTGTAGACCTTGTGCATCGTCGTATTCGTATATATCACCCTTTTTATAGTTTGTTACTATTTCATCTTGAAACTTAAATATATGTCCTATTTCCCAATCTTGTAAAGGGATCCAAAATCTCTGAGCATTTTTTTGTACAGTAGTGTGCGGGTCAACATGCATCGGCATAAAGTCTCCTGGCATCATTTTTGTTAACCACCAGTGTCTTGATCTTCCACATTTATGGAATTCTGGTAAATCAAAAGGACAATTGTTTTTATCAAACATTTGAAAGTAAGTAGCTGTTGGATCATATCCAGCATCGATTGCTTTTTGCCACTCTTTTTCTCCTTCAGGTCCCTGCGGCTTTCCTCCGTCTCTCGGCCTATGCAATCCTTCGTTTTCTAAAATTAATTTTCTCCAAGTATCGAGTGTTTCTTCAGATACATCTAAATTCTTCATGTTATCTATGTATTTCATTTTTTACTTCATCCTTTTTATAATATGCAGAAACTTGCAATATTATACGAGTAGTCGAACCTATGTTTATTGCTCCGTGTAGTGCTTTTGTTTCATTATACAAGTATAGATCACCTTTATTATATTTGCTTACGGTTATGTCTTCGTATACAAATATGTGTCCTGGGTCATATTCTGTTAATGGCATCCAATACCTTCGTGTGTTTTTGTCGTCACCTCTTGGATTATCTCTATGGACCGGTATATATTGTCCGGGATACATTTTTATTATCCACCAAGTAAAGTCTTCATCTGGCTGAATCCAAGGAGGATCAATTTTAAAACTTAATCCATCCTTTTCTAAAAGTTGAAATTGTACTAAGTCAGTTCCGTAAACTTTATAAATTTCCTCCTCAGACTTATCCATCGGCTCACGCTTGCCGTTTTCAATTTCCTCAAAAATATTTATATTTTGAAACATGTCTTTCGGTACGGACAACCCGGGTGTGTTTGTTATTTCTTCAATCCAAGAAGGATTGATCCAGTTTTTATAATTTTTAACAAACTCCATCAATGTTCCTTGAAGGTTTATAGTCTACTATTTGTAAAATACATCTGTTTGTTGTACCTAAATTGCAAGCACCGTGCCAGTCACCTGCGTAGTCAAACTTATACACATCACCTTTTTTATAATTAGAAACTTCTTTATCACCTATAATAAATATGTGTCCTGGTTCGTAATCAGTCCAAGGCATCCAATATTTATTTATAGGTATATCAGGTTTTGCTCTATCAGTATGTACAGGCATTAAGTCTCCTGGTTTCATTGTACTAAACCACCAAGTAATGTGTTTACCTTTATAGTCTAAAAATGGCGGAGGATTGTCTAAAAGGTCAAATGATAAATCAAATTTTTCTAGTAGACTAAAATGATTCGCATATACATCATATCCTGAGTTTGTATACATGTCATATTCTTCGCCCATTTCTCGATCCGGATCGAGATAATCTATATGTATCTTTGCATGTTTAACTGCTTTATCATTAGGATCTAATGTGTTTAGATGTTCTTGTATATTTAGATAATCTTCCTTTGTATGTATGTAACTTATGTCTTGTATAAATTCACGTAGTATCGGATTAAATCTTGCTTCATTTCGCAAACTATGTTTTGGCATTTCAAACCCAGGATTTGACAACACTTCTTTACACCAGGTATCCGGTATCCAATCTGCATAATTACCAATATATTGTATCATTTAATTTCCTCTACGGAAATACTTATGTTTTATAAATTAGTTTCTATGTTAAATCGAACACTTAATAAGTATCTAGGGTGTTTTGAAAAATTTGTAACACTATGTGGTGTAGTTACTTTTACAACTTTTGGTTTATCTATAGAACACTCGTCTATAACTTTAGGATTACCTATCCATATTGGTCTTAAATGTTGCGAATCATCTGCTGGTAAATTTGGTTTATTTGTAGGAGTTGCGTATCCAATGTCATAATTACTATCATACCAATACATTGTTGTATCTTGGCAATTAAATATAGGAATATTTAATGCCCAATGTTGATCCGGTGTAGGAGGATTATGTCCATCTATATGAACTCGTAAACTTTCATTTCCGCTTAACCCACCTAGCACACATATTTTAATTTTTGGATCTTCTGAGAATATATCGATGATATCATCTATAATTTTTTCTCGTAACCAGATGATATCATTGTCTGTTTTATCAAATACTGTTATTGATTGCCCGATTAGATCTTTATTAATATACTTGCTAAAACGTTCCTGTATATCTATAAAATTTTTTAAATCTATATCATAGTGTAAGGGCATTAATATTCTACGACTGGAACTTCTTGTCTTTTATTTGTAGGATATAAAATTTCATCGTCAACTTGATGTTTTCTGCGGCTTACACCTTCTTGTTTAAACCCTACACCCATTATCAATAAAGGATCATTCTCTAAATTTAGTGCTTCTTTAACTTTTACATGATCCATACTTAAACAACAACCAGTTGCATAACCTAACATCTGAGCAGTTAAATTTAAATAACCAGAAACTATACCTAAAGCTACATTTTTATCAAAATCTTTCGGTTCGTCAGCAATTCTTTTTTCTTTAAAGTGTGATTCTACTTTATAATAGTCTTCAAAAACTACAACAAGATTTGCTAATGTTTGACTTTGTGTAGCATCTCCCATTTCGTGATATTTGTCTTCGTCTCGTGGATGCGGATCAACTATTTTAGTACCATCTTCTGCAATAGCGTACGGTGCACCGTGTGTTGCTGCGTGTACTTTTTCGATAGTCTCTCTATCTTGTATAAAGTGAACCTTATAGAATGCCACATTTTGTAAACTAGGAGCTTGTGTTAAGCTTGTTTTAAGTATGTCTAAATCTTCTTGAGGTATTACTTTATCTAAATCCCAATTACGCTGACAGTGTTGGCTGCGAATTATAGCTTTGCTTAAATTTTTTCTTATGTCCATCTTGGTTCTCCTATACAGTTATTTAGTCATAAATATTCTATAATGTTCCATTTTAACGAGCTAACACAAATCCATCTTGAAATTACAAATCGCTGTCAAGCAAGCTGTCCTATGTGTAATAGAAATATTAGAGGCGGTTTAGATAATCCTTTAATAAAGAATAATGATTGGACAGTATCTGATTTTAAGAAAATTTTATCTCACAGTGTTTTAGATAAAATCACTGGTTTTTATTTCTGTGGAAATTTTGGCGATCCTATTATTAATAATGATTTAATAGATATGTGCAAATATGCAGTAGAGTATAAACCTGAAATAAACATCGCTATACATACAAATGGTAGCGCACGTACTACACAGTGGTGGGAATTGTTAGCCCAAACATTACCCAAAGATAGTAGAGTAGTTTTTGCACTGGATGGTTTAGCCGATACACATTCATTATATAGGATCGGTACTAGTTTTGAAAAAATTATTTCAAATGCTCGGGCATTTATTAATGCAGGAGGAACTGCTGAATGGTGTTTTATTAAATTTAAACATAACGAGCACCAAGTAGGAGAAGCAGAAAAATTAGCAAAAGAAATGAAATTTAAACATTTTTCAGTAAAGAATAGTAGTCGATTTATCGGTGAACCAAAATATGCTGTTTTAGATTCAAATGCAACTACTACACATTATATAGAACCTCCTAGTGATAACAAGATGTCTTTTATAAGTAACGATGTTATTAAAAACTATAAAGAAATAGTTAATAATAGTGAGATAAATTGTTATGTTTTACACACGAAGGAAATATATATTGATGCTAATAGGATAGTATATCCTTGTTGTTATCTTGCAAGTGTGCCGTTTACAAATATACCAAAAGATGAGACAACTCAGGCTCGAATAGATATAAGAACACAGCACGAAGAATATATTACAGATCTTGGCGGATATGATAATATTAATTCTTTACAAAAATCTATCGAAGATATTGTAAATGCAAAGTTATGGCATACAGTTTGGAACAAATACTGGTTTAAACAAAAAATGATTACCTGTGCAAGAAGTTGTGGCACAATTAAAGAAATATCAAAACCTTATGAGCAGATTGTTACTACGGAAACTATAAATGGATAAAATTAAATCTTACCAAACTGAAATTAAAAAAGTAAGTGGTAGTGATACGTTTTGTGTTCTTCCTTGGATACACTTAGCAACTCGACCAAATGGTGATATGCGATTATGTTGTACAGCAAATGCTAGTGGAGCAGGCGAAGACCATGAAGTTGGTTTAATAAAAGGAGACGACGGTCGTCCTGCAAACTTTGCTAAGACTACTCCTATGGAAGCGTGGAACAATCAATATATGCGTAATGTAAGATTAGATATGCTTAACGGAAATAAACCAGCAAGTTGTATGGGATGTTATAAAGAAGAAGAACAAGGAATTGTTAGTAAACGTATATGGGAAACTGGAACGTGGTATAAAGACGAAGGTATAGATATACCAGATCTTATTAAACAAACTGAAGAAGACGGCACTGTTCCTGAACAATTGCAATATTTAGATTTAAGGCTTGGTCATACTTGTAACATTAAATGTGTAATGTGCAGTCCGCACGATAGTTCTAAATGGGTACAAGATTGGAAGCTGCTGTATCCCCAGTTAGAAAATCCTGAAGTAAAACAACAAATGGGCTGGGAGAAAAAAGAATTTAATAATAAGTGGCATGAAAAGGACACATTTTGGGGAGAGTTATATAAACAAATTCCTAATTTAAAACAAGTATATTTTGCAGGCGGCGAGCCTTTAATGATAAAAGAACATAAAATGTTTATTAAAGAAATTATCCGCCAAGGCTATCAATCTAGTATATTGCTAAGATATAACTCTAATGGATTATTAGTAGATAATGAACTTATTGATCTGTGGAGTAAATTTAGAAAAGTAAAGTTTGCAGTAAGTGTTGATGCAATAGAACAGCGAGATGATTATATAAGATATCCAACTAAATTTGACGAAGTAAGTCGTACACTACATTTATTAGATTCAACACCTGATAATATACATGTTAGTATGGCAACCGCAGTACAAATTTTTAACATTAAACATCTACCAGATTTTATAAAATGGAAAGTTAATCAAAATTTTAAAAAAATGAATGTTGGTTTAGTTGGTGGAGTTCTTATGGGCGGCGGTTTAGTAAATATGCACTTGGTACATATACCTACATTTTTAAATATTACAATACTTCCAAAAGAAGATAAAGAAGATGTACACCGTAGATTTGCAGATTTTAAAGAGTGGCTTTGGAATAACTATACTCAAGATGACGATTATTGGAATGTTAATCCTTATGGTTGGAGACGCTGGGAAGCATTACTAGAACATATGGATTCGGTTGATAATAGTTATAGGCTTAGCGGTTTTAAAGAATATGTAACTAAATTAGATAAAATAAGAAATCTAAACGCCGCTTCTGTATTTCCTGAACTGGCACACTTGTTATGAAGTTAACAAAAATTATAACAACACGACCTTACAACGAATTAGATATCACATTCTGGCCAACTGATATTTGTAACTTTAATTGTTCATATTGCTTTCCGGGTAGTAAGGATGGCATATATAGATTTGAAAAAAATTTAGATATTGTATTAAACAAATTTAAAAAGTTATTTGCAGATTATTCTTCGATAGGTAAAGATAAATTTAATATTACTATAGCAGGCGGAGGTGAACCTACACTTTGGCCTATACTTGATCAATTTTGTTCTCAAATTACATTATTAGAAAATGTAAAAATTCAACTAGTAACAAATGGTAGTAGAACTTTAAAGTGGTGGAGTAATAATGCAAAATATTTAGATAAGGTACATTTAAGTTGTCATTCTGAAGACGTTGATATAGATCATTTTATTAATGTTGCAGACGTACTTACACAAAAAGGCACTGAAGTTACGGCAATGATGCTTATGGATGCAAAACGTTGGGATCTCTGTGTTAGTTATATTGATAAGATGCAACATAGTAAAGAACAATGGAAAATTTTAGCCAAAGAAGTAGTTGCTGCGCCTGGACATGATATAGATAGTTATACTAATGAACAACTAGAATACATAAAACGTTCTACTAAAAGATTTGTATTTTTTGAAAAGGATATAAGCGAATACAGGACAGTAGAAAGTTTAGGATTTTATGATGACAAATCTTTTCCTGCATATAATAATACCTATATAGCAAACAAACAAAATTATTTTAAAGGTTGGAACTGTAATATGCCTGTTGAACGGATAAGTGTCGACGCAGGACTTAATATAAAAGGAAGTTGTGGAGTAAACTTTGATAAACTAGACTCTATTATTTGCCCGCTAGACTGCTGTGATTGTCAACCTGATACACATATTACTAAGTTTATTTAAATTTTGTTAAAGGAATATCAGCAGCACAAGTACAAAATTTACGTGTGCAGTCTATATACTCGGTAGGGCGTGTAAAACTACCGTTGTAAATGTTACCTAAACTACCTCCTACTCGACAAGTTGCTCTATGTACTTCACCGTCCCAATTTATCATTAAACTTTCAATGCCAGCAGCACACTTCCATCCCTCAAATTGATTACGTTTTGTTTTAATTATGTCATTAGCATGTGCTAGTTCTTCTTCGTCAACAACACAATTTGGTTTTGCAGTTGCATTTACACTTAACAGCCATTCTAAGTCCTGTGCATCATATCGCATATCGTCAAACCAGTCATGCTTCTCTGTCCATCTAATTCTACGTAATGCAAACGGAATACCATACCCTACTAACCGTGCTGTTGCTTCTTTTACTCTTTTCATATGGTCATGATGAGCCATTACATTTACATGAAAGGGTATCTTCTGTGTATTCTGCTGATTAAACCAAAGTATGTTGCCTAATGCTCTTGTCCAACTTTCGTTGTCAAAGTGTAAACTAAAAACATAATGATCAACTGGTGCTTCTGCATACCATACAGGTTTTCGTAATCCGTTAGTTGTTATATTGACCCAACTTAGTTTTGATTTTGTATGTTTAACTAATTCTTCGAAGTGAGGATGTACTGTTGGTTCTCCGCCTGTAAAACTAATTCTCACAGGTTTATCAAATTCTTCTAATATGTCAACTGTATTTTTTAATGTATCTATATTAGTGTGTGGAGATGTCATGTCGTGTATCTCAGGAGGACAATACGCACAGTCTAAATTACAACGCTTTCCGAGGTTCCATTCAATTTTAACAGAGTCTTGATGCGGCCACCTACTAGTTACTTTATACATAAGGAGCAAACTCAGGGTTAGAATCTAAAAAACTTTGATTGCGAGTCTTGTCTAAAGCACGATTAAAATTTATACAATCTTGCCAATACTCACTTAGATCTCTTGCTTTTAAAAAATTAATGTTGTCGGCCACTTGCCTCTCAGTAATAGGTATAAGCACAGGATGATCTCGTACAATCGGATAATCACGGAAGGTCTCTTGTATGGTTTGTAAGTTTTCAATTACTTTCTCCTTTAATGCATTAGGCAATGTTTGTGCGCTTAATGGGCGTGGATAGTTTACTCTATGCGAATAAAACACAATGCCCATTTCGTTTAAAAAGTAATCTATTACTTTGTCAATTTGCATAATATTATTTGCTTGTACAGTAAACGCACCTACTACTCTATTTACATTAGGAAAGCTTTTAAACACTTTTACATTTTCTTCAACTTCTGTAAAATCACCATTACCTCTAATATATTCATATGTGTCGTGTATACCGTCTATGCTTACATTTACAGCAATGCTACGAAACTTAGGCCAATAGTCGTGTATAGTACGTCCGCCTTTTATGCCTAGCGTAGTGCCGTTAGTAGCATATTTTAGTTCAATGTTGTCTCCATACTCTGCAAGTCTGTCTAGTATCTTATAGTGGTACGGATCCATTAACGGCTCACCACCTGCAAATTCTACACGTCTAAAGTGTGGTAGTAATTTCTCAAATGATGACCACCAGTTGTCTGAGTTATCAAACGGGCCAATATATTTGCCCGGAGTGTCAGTAAGTTTGTCGATAATTGGAATTAAGATATTGTTTTCTTTTTCGTAAAAAGGCTTTACTTCATTCCAGTCTTTCCAACTAGTTGAATCAAGTGGGTTACACATTCGACATTTTAAATTACATAGATTGTTTAGTTTAATTTCCATAGTAGGAAGTTCAAACGGCATTGTAAAATCGTCTTGTAGTGCATCTAACGCATCTGGATATAAGTTTATACGTGCTTCGGGTATTACTCCCGCTATATGACGCTGTCGTAAGCTCTCTACACCCTGATCTTCTAAATCAAAACACGGCTTGCAAACATCAGGTCGTTCGTTGTTTAACACTTGCTGGCGAACTTCTTGCATGGATTTATTATTCCATGCATCTTCTAAAGATTCGTTTTGGATATAACCGATCGGCTGGCTACGGCAGCACACTTTTATAGCACCGTCTTCTCGTGTTGCTAAACCTGTAAAAGGGTGCATACAAAATGTACAACTATTTGATTTGATCAATAGCCCATTCTCTCTCTTTACACCAAAAACATTCATTACATATTGGAACAGACTGGCCTGGTGTATATGTTAAATAATCTATTTCGTCAAACTCACCTTCGCAACTTCTAGTTAAGTTTAGTAAGTCCTTAATATTATGTTCGTAGTATTGTTTTATAATCCAGTCTTTACTAGTATACACGAAAGGATGTAAAATGTCAACCCCCATATGCTTCATATGTAATGGTAAAACTCCTTCGTTACGTTCAGGAAGTGCGCCGGGTATATCTATATCTGGATTTTTGTTAACAGCAGCATACCATGCATCTAAATTATAAGTATGTGCCACCCATTCGTTATGAGCTCGTAATATTATTCTATTTCCAGGTTTAAGTGCTCCGTATTCGTCGGTAATAAATGTTGTATTAGGTTCTTCCATTTCTGGAGGAATAAAATTTTCTATATGTTCTATAGGATTTTTAAACCTTTGTCGGAACCATTCCACAACTTCGATAGCAATATACCTTTGCCATGGTCGAGTTTTCCAACAACGTATTTGTGTAGTAAAGTATATTTCTGCATTAGTTTGTGATAATATAAGATATGATAATAACGCACTATCGGCACCGCCACTTAAACTTATTCCTATACGTTTCCAGTTTTTGCTAACATCCATATTTTATTTACTTAAATTAGAGACATATAAATATGTTTATGATAAAAGATACACAATATAGTGTTGATACAAAATTTATCGATCAAGCACTCGACACTACAGATTTTAATACAGGTAAACATACATTAAACAACCCTACTGGTGATTTTTTCTATGATCCTTGGGAAATATCTCCTAAGTACAAAGGAACAGTGTGGGATTGGATATTAAGTACGCTTAGAGAACCACACGGTGAAGCAAGAATTATTACAATGGAAAGTAAGAGTAACTATGTTGGTCATAGTGATATTGATGATAGATGGCATCTAAATCTTAGCGGAATAGATTGTTATTTAATTGACATTAGTAATGAAACTATGCATAAATGTGTAAAAGACGGCAAGTGGTATTTAATGGATACAGGTGTTATACACTCAGCAGCTAATTTTGGTAATAGATACAGGCACCAGTTAGTTGTAAGAAAATTATTAAATAAAGTTAATATAACTGAAACTAAAACAATAAGAATTGTTCCTTTAATAAAAGATTTAGACGAAGTTCGATACGAATTTGATAAAAATTTAAGTCCTGTTTTAAATAAAGCAAATAAACAATATCAAATAAGCGATTTTAGATTAGAGAATGGATTACCCGTATTCAAGTGCGGGCAACTACTTTCTACTATAATTAAAAATAACTTAGGTACTTGTTTAGGAATGGAGACAGAATGAAACTTTTTATCGATAACTTAGCAGATAGAATAGATCTAGATGCGCTTATAGACACTTGCGTTAAAGCCGGTGGACATGAGCAATACGGGCCAAAGCCCATCGAAGAAGGTAAACATTATCATGAGGAGTATATACATCAAGTAAATTTAATGGAAAAGGCAGGATACTTAGGTAACGGACAATGTAGGTTTAAACATTATTATCCTGATCAACAGTTTCCTAAAAGCATTTCTTTACAAGTTGCAGAAGCAGCAGGTGTTGAACATTTAGGAAGTTTTATAAGTAGTGTTGATCCTGGATATTGTGCACCTTGGCACACAGATATCTTTAATAATTATTATAGAGAAATGGAAGACGAAGGTGTTGATATGCGTAGATTTGTAATGTTTATCTCAAAACCGCAACCTGCTGTAGGCTTTGTAATTGAAGATGAGTGCTTTTATATGGAAAAACAGGGTAATTTATATGAATTTCCGCATATAAAAAATTGGCATGCTGGATTTAATGCAGGACTAGAAACAAAATTTATCTTCACGCTTACTGGTAGGAAGTGATACTAATTTTTTGTGCAAGAATTTAATTAGCGGCTTGAAATATTTTTCTTCAATCTGTTCCTTCATAAGTTGTTGTTCGTCTACACCAGACATGTATTCGTAATATTCGCGTCCAGTTTTAAAACTCATTAGTTTATTAAAATCAAAATGATCATTGTCTATACAACTTATATAAAAGAAATTTCGTTTAAAATCTATATGAGAGTCTAATCGCTTTTGCCACTTAACTGCAAGGTCAGTTGCCTTCTCAAATGTATCAATATCAGTTCCGTCATTTTTAATCCAGCGCCACGGTACATCTTCGTATGGAAACTCATAGCCGTATTTTTCTGCTTCTAGTTCAAATGCAGCGTTAAATCTATGTTTTGTAAACTCGGTATGTTTTATTATACGTAGGGGTGTTGTGTTAATGTGTCCTACCGGTCTATCAGGTCTATCAAAATACTTACAACTATTCTCAAATGCTTCTACAGTATCTTTTGGCAACCCGCAGATCATCCCAGTCATTATCCAAGTATCATGACCCCATACCCTAGCACACTCTTCTAACGTATCAGTAATGCGTTTGGGATCCATCCCCTTACCAATAACTTTACCTGCTTCTCTATTAAGTGTTTCTATGCCAAAGTAGACTTCTCTTATGCCTATATCTTTTGCAAGTTGAATATGATCTCTATTATTAACTATAATGTCTAATCTCATGTAGCACCAGAATGCAGGCTTAAACGGTAAACGATCAACAACACGCTTCACCATTTGTAATTTTTCAGTACTATCATTAAACGTGTCATCTACTATTGTGTACTTCCAAGTACCAAAGCGTTTCCAATTATCCATTAGTTCATTGTATAAACATTCTTCAAATTTTAAATAATCACTTACACGTTTTTGTCCTATTAGCGGAAAACTGCAAAATTTACAATTAAATCTGCAACCTCGTCCTACTTCTAAAAGCAATGTTTCACTTGGAAGTATAAATGCTTCTGGTTCGTAATCTATCCTGCTACTCCTAAAATCCCAACTAGGCGATTGTCCTTTCTTGTCATAGTCAATAATTTTAGGATATGAACCAACATTGCCTTTTTTAAGATCTTTCATATAATCAACTATCATCGTTTCGGCATGTCCGATAAAAACATTATCTATACCAGGAATGTTAATATACATAAACGCCTTAGCTCCGCCTAATATAATTTTACACTTAGGAGATAAACTTTTTATCTTATTAAAGTATAAGTCGACGTTTGGTCCTGCAAACTCCATACTTAAACTGTCTAATTCATTTTCACTATTTGGATTAAATCGCATAGATGGCTTACTTGGTTCTCGATGGCTTGATGATCCGTCTGGTAATATAAACGGAAACCATGTACTACTAAATCCTACAGCTAATGTATCTTCATTCATTGCAAGATCGAGTATTTCACAAAACCTGTCGTAATTTATATAATTTGAAAAGTCAATTACTAGAACAGAATAACCATGCTCACGTAATTCTGTAGCAATTCTATGCGAACCACTAGCCCTAGAATAAGTTTCTAGGTCAGGCATATCTCCAAATAATATTATATCATACATACTAGTAATTATCTAAATGATCTATACCTAATTGTTTTCTAAATGATTCTGTAAACTTACCGTCTATGCGCAACCCATAAGTTGGCGACATCACTCTGTTACCACCGTGCCAGTCTTGATCATTCCAGAATGCAGCGCGAGTGTTTATACCGTGTTTCATCTTTTTATCAGGATCCCATATATAAAACTGATTCCTTGTATCTGGACGTATATGTATAAATTCGTTATTGTGTGGCTCGTACCTATCTTTAGGCCATATACCATTATGGGCGCCTAAATCTCTATGTTCAAACGGCAATCCATCTGCTTCGCAATGAAAGAACATAACACGACCAAATGATTCAAATATCTCATTAGTTTTAAAGTCTTCTAGCCATTTCATTACATTAGGAAAGTATTCAGACTCTTCTGTTTTCTTTTTCTCACCCGGTCTATCATCCCAGTCGCCTTCTTCATATAAAAAATAGTATATGTAAGGATCATATGCCTCCATTGCCATCTTTAAATAACGAGTTATTAGGTTACGTTGTTTATAATCCTTAAAGTCAGTAGGCCATATTTTCATACCTTCTACTTTTATAGGATCATCATCTGGTAGTGCTTGAAATTCTTCCATTGCAGCATATATAGGTTTCCAATTGAGAATATAACTCATATCTTTAAATTCAAAACCCGGCTTCATCCAAGTGCCTTCTTTTGCAAACCATCTTGCTTCAGCAAATCCTCGAATTATTTCAGGTTGTAATTTTTCAAATGTAGACATATCTATATATGGTTCTACATCAATATATGTATTACTGTTAATTCCTTTAATCACTATAAATTTCCTTTGCTTGATTTATAAAACTATCTGTATAATTTGTTCTAAAACTCTCAAAACATAAATGTTGTAGAACAACTAGTGGTTCAGGATCGTTCCAACTTATACCCATTGCTTCGACTTGTTCTTTCATTATACTTTGACGTGTACTATATATATGACTTGCATGATTTGCAATGCTAACTGGTCCTTCTGTATTCAGATAATGAAAGAAGTAGTTAAAACTTTTTAATTTACCATCTATAATAAAATAACTAGACGGATGTAAACTATACTTGTACATTCCAATATTTTTATGCGCCTGTAAGATATCTAACATTTGTTGTTCCCAGTTAGGTATAACTTTGCTATAGTTCTCTACATTACATTTTGCTTTATTCCAAAAATCAATACCGTCAATATCAAAATATATTTTCTTTTCTTTGGTACTTATGGTAAACTCTGGAATTAAATGTTGATAACCTTTTAGTTTCATAAATCTTAAACCAAATGATTCTCTATTCATCTTTTCTTGCATAAGATTAGGATCAACTACTTCGTTTTGTCCTCCGTGATATCCTTCGTCGTTGTAGTACCATTGACAAAATGTTTTTTTATCGTCTGATATAAGACTTGTGTAAATTAAGTTGTTTCTACACTTGCCTTCGCCGGGAATATCATTCCAATAATAATTCATTTCCATTCTTTTACTAACTCGGTTAATATATCTGCAACTTTTTTATGCGTTAAAGGACCCGGATGCAAGTTATCTTTTCCTTTATCTAGGATTGGTGTAAGTTGATTAATGTCAAGAACTTCGTTAGAATTGAATGTAAATTCTATACTAGGAATATCTTTAATCTTATCTCGCACGTTGTCTATTACTCTTTTGTTTACTTTTATTATACTTTCGTCTGCTAATAATCTCAAATATTCTTTATATGCCTTAGGATATAACATTTTACAACCAAAGTGATTATTATGATAAAATATATTGTCCAGTCTTGCCGGTGACCATAATACTCTGCTACCAAATGCTGTATAATGTTGCCACCTTATGCTGCTAGGCCATGCAATAATTATTCCTTTTGGTGTTAACCTTTTATTCAACAAGGAGTCTATTTCGTCGGCTACTGTCATAGGTCCTGCACCGTTAATACCTAAATTTAGGACTTTTATTCCTAATTGTTTTTCGAGTATATAACCACAGTTTTCTTTATCTTCAACACCTATGCCCCATACGTGACTGCAACCAAAAAACCAAATTGCATTGTTTGCATATTTTTTAAAATTTGTCTGTCCTAATTTCCTTCTTTTTCCGTATACTCCGAGATATTCTTTTATATTTGATTTTTTAAATTCTATTAACCTTTTAAGATAGTTCATACTTGTATAACCTTTTTAGCAAATTTTTTAATGCTGCGGCTGATTAATTCTTCGTGCTTTTGTTTGTTAATAATACCAACAGTGCTTAATAATATTTTAGTTCTATCAGTAGGATCAGCACCGTGTTGAATGTCGTTATTGTTAAAAGCAAAACACCTATATTTTTCATCTATGTCTGGATATATTTTAACACCATTATGTTCTAAGTAAAACGTATTATGTTTAGGATCAGTTACATATATGATATATCTTCTTGGTTCACTTGCATCGTGGTCTGTTTTTGCATCTTGGTGTGCTGGTATTTCGCCCATTTGCATAATAAATCCACTAGTACCTATCTGATCAAACGGTAATTCTCTTACACATTTAGCAAGTCCTGGAAACGTATCTTCAAATCCAGGATGAAACACTAAAGATGTGTTGTCTATTGCTTTACGTTCCTTACTCCAGTCTAACCAAGCATCGTATGTATACCAGCTTTTCGGCTCTTGGCGCAGTGCTACGTAACACCAAGTATGACGATTCTCAGAAAACTCCCAATAGTCTGTGTCTTTAATTTTATGTTCATGAAACCAGTCTATTATATCTTGTTCAGGAGGCATATCGAATTCAATATCAATTGGAGTATATAATATCAACTTATTTCTCCTACAATTTTTTGCAATTTTGGTAAATCTTTTCTAAAAAATCTAAAAACTAAACCTACTCTATTTGTATCACTATAATTCTCTGTTTCGTGTGATATAATAGTATCAACTAAGTACACACTACCGTCAGCATTAAACGTAAAATCTTTGCGTGTTTCGTTTTCATCCCAAAATTTGAATACTGCTTTTGGTGCTTCGTATATAGGTATGTGTGCTGTATATTGATCCCCTGCATCTACGTGTCTAGATACCTTTCCTTCAGGCGGCTGAACTACCATACTCCATCTAAATGTATAAGGCATCATATCTTTTAATTTTTTGACTAGGCCAAACATTAATTCGGTGTCTTCATATAGTCCTCTAGGATGAATGCTTATATTATAAGGAGGACACGGTATTGACTTATCTATAAGATTACTCTGTATTGCCCATCCATATGGATATGTACACCCAATACCGTTACTTATTATTCTGTCATACCACTCTTCGGTAATTTCGTTACCGTTTTTATCCCACGCCCATCTAAGATGCTCGTAGTCATTAACTAATGTATCGTAGTATTCACGTAATGAATCTAGATTTACAGTAAAATTTAATTTTGTTATTGCATTATCTAACATATTAAAACACGATCATTTTATCTTTGTTTACTTCTGTACTTCTTTTAATAATTTCTTTATGTCTTTCTTCATCTAAAGAACCAGAAACAAATGCCATTATTTTATCTGGTCCAGCATAAGTTGCACCATGTGCATGTTCGTCTAAGGAAAAAGCAAAACATGGTTTTTCTTTTGTTATATTAGGGTATATAGGTGTGTCTTTTTCGTCCTTACATACATAAAAACTTTTATAATCAAATTTTGTCATTAATACATTATAGCGTTTGGGTTCTAGATGCAATCTTCTAGGATCATTGTTTTGTATGCTTAGAGTATCGTCTAATGTTTCACCTTCTATACGATCAGTATGAGCACCGACTTCTTGTCTTTGCCTAAACAGCACAATATATGAGATATCTTTAAATGGTAATTGCATAAGTTGTTTAGAAAATACAGGAAATGTAGTGTCAAATCCGTTGTAGAATTTACCTTTTTTCCCAGTATAGACTGTTTTATTTTTTATTTCGTGCCAACACACGTTAATGTCTTTCCACGAGTCTTGTTCTAATCTACTGTAGATTATATATGTATGCCATTGAGTACCTAATTCTTCGCTTAACGGTTCGATGCTATCACAGAAATTAATTATATCTTGCTCGTCTGGTAAAGTGAAGTCTAAATCTATAGGTAAAAATGCTGTACTCATTATTTGTACCTCCTATTGAATATTTATTTAAATATAATATGATGGGATACCGATACGACTTATCAGACACACACTGTAAAATTTATTATGAAAGCACTCCTGAATTTGAAGAAGTGCGCGATCTCTGCCTTCAAGAAGACAACTGGCTTAGAAATAATTATATAAAAGAAAATTTAAAATTAGAAGAACACACAGGTTACGGTGTACTATATCAGACTAGCACCGGTAAACCTATGGTAATGGGCGGAGTTTTTAACGACGGTAGATATCCTAGTAATGTAGCTAAACAAATAAATAGACTTTATACATTCCCTGACTTTAGGATGACAGCAACAGATATGACTGATGGGTTTAGATGTACTTGTAAACTTATTAACGAGCTTGAAGCGGTAAATAATTACGAAGTATATTTAATAACTATGCAAAATAGAAAGGCTCGTCCGAATAAAGGATATTGGAAGGTTTGGCGCAAGCATATGGATATAGCAAGTAATGGTGCATGGAATGAGGGTGCAGGATATATACAAACTTGTCCATATCCAGTACAAAAATGTTGGCAAAATTTTGTGTGGCAAGAAAAAGTAAACGGTGCTATGCTAGAATGGTCACCGAATATAATAGATGATACAGTTTGGTTAGGATTAGAAGAAGGTAAATGAATTTAAATACTAAAATACGATTATTACAAGCATTCAATCATATTGCAACAGTGCCTGCTGTAGCGTATGCAATATACACACAGCAATATAATTTGTTCTGGGTTGCATTATCTGTATGGTTTATTATAGGACCCGTAAGCAGCGTTATAACGCTTCATAGACTGCTTACACATAGAAGTTTTGAAACATATGCATGGCTTGAAAAAATTCTTACATATATTAGTGTAATTAGTACAGTAGGTCCTACTATAAGTTGGGTTGCATTGCATCGTCAACACCATTCTAAATCAGATAGAGAAGGTGATCCACATTCGCCGTACGTTGACGGTAAGTTTAGTATAATAGAATCTATTAAAGTATGGCTAGGTTATGACTGGAAGGTTCCAAACATACCTGTGCGTTATGTTAAGGATTTATTTCGTAGTAAAACGCATAAATTTATTTTTAATAATTATTTTAAAATAATATTTGCTTATTGTGCAATATTATTAGCAGTTGATCCTATGCTATTTTTGTTTGCATATGTAGTACCTGCTAGTATGACAGTACACCTAATTGGATTTGTCAATGTGCTAGGGCATAAACATGGATATAGGAATTATGAAACAAAAGACGGTAGCACAAATAGTTGGATTGCTAATATTATAAGTTTAGGAGAAGGATGGCATAATAATCATCATGCAAAGCCTAACAAATACTATACCGGTGAACGTTGGTATGAATGGGATCTAATGGGATTGTTAATTAAAGTCATAAAAACAAACTAATGGGAACATTTTATATAGACACACCAGAACTTGCGTATGTACATGTACCAAGAACAGGAATGGCTATGAAAAAAGTGATTGCTGAATGGTTGCGTCCTAATTTTAATGTGCTTAGTCACGTAGATTGGATGGTAGATCATCCTCACTTAGGTACTGTGAAAGAATATTATCCTATAGCAAAGACAATTAGTGTAGTACGAAACCCTTGGCAACGAGTTTTTAGTTTATACCGTAAAGTAAGAGACGAAGGTTACTGGTTAGATTGGAACGGACAAACTGTTCTCGAACTAAAACCTATTAATGAATGGGTTGCTGACTATTGCAATCCTAATGTGCCTTTTGAATTTCCACGTTGGTTTAATCGCTTTACTAATCAAATAGACTTTATAAATGTAAATGGCGAATGGGTTGATTACATATGTAAAGCAGAAAACTTAGAACAAGATCTAAAACCTGTGCAAGAATATCTAGGCTGTGATCTACCATTGCCTAATATTTCAGGATATGATCATTGGGAATTTAAAGATTATTTTAATAGTAATAGTATAGCAGCCATAAAAAAAGTCCACGAACGAGATGTGGACTTTTTTAAATATGTTATCTAACTTAGTGGAAGTCTTGCCAAGCAGTTCCGTCCCACCCTTTAAACTTTTTAGTAGTAGAATCAAATACCATTGTGCCTTCTTCAGGAGTTGCTGGTTCTGCTCCGGTTGCATACCCTTTTAGTTTCATATAGCTAACACTAGTTTTACCATCTACATCAAGTTGTAACCAATCACCATTTGGTTGACCATTATTTATACCTATAACAACACTTGCATCAGGTACTGATCCTTGAGATAATGAAGTATCGTTTACTAAAGCACTTATATATGCCGAGCTTTGATAAACAGCTCCATCATACGCTTTAAAGTTTAATGTTCCGATTAAATCTTGATCAGCATTTGCAGTTGGTGCACTGTGCGTTCCGTTTTGTGATTGAAGAGTTATTGCAGGTCCAGCACCAGTAGAAAAGTTTCCTGATGTAGCAGTAATTTTAAAATCGCCGCCTGTTCCATCACCTAAAATACTTATTTCAGCAGTATCTGTAGCGTTTCCTATTATTAATAATCCGTCATTATCATTGGTCATTTTTATATCACCGATTGATACAACATCTGAACCCGAAGTTACAGATAAAGTACCAGCTGATACGTTACCTGAAATATTACCTGTAACATTACCAGTTAGATCACCTGTGAACACTGCCGGGATGCTTGTTCCATCTATAATAGTAACACCGTCTGTTGATCTTAAAACGTTGCCTCTAAATGATCCGTCAGTACCGTCTGACCCGTTTGCAACAATTACTTGCCCGCCTGTTGCATTTACACTCCCAACTAGGTTGCCTCCAACATTACCTGTAACATTACCTGTTAAATTACCAGCAAAGTTACTAGATGCTGATATCACTGTTCCTGTGATTGCTGCTGGAGATGCTCCACCGATAACACCGTTAAATGTTCCAGTATGATTACCATCTGCATCACCTGTTAAATTGCCTATAACGTTTATAGTTGCTGTGCCGTTTAATACTGCTGCTGGAATTAAATTCCTTACTCCGTCTACAAGTAACGTACTATCATCACCAAATATAGAACCGTTTATGTCTAAGTTTCCAGGAACTTCTGACAATAGTGTTGAAAGATCGGGAGGAGTATAAGTAAACACGCCAGTGAGGTTATTATAAGTTAATGTTGCTGATCCTGGAGATGCTGTTGTAACACTTAAATCAGTTAGTGCAAGGCCACCGCCACCGCCGCCACTATTGTCATCAACTCCAATTTCCCAACTAGTACCATTATATTTAATAACACTACCAGTAACTGCACCTGCTGTATCAACATCAGTAAGTCCGTCTAAAGTTCCACTAAATTCAGCAGTGGTATCAACGGCATTACCGCCTAGTGTTGTTCCGTCTCCAACGTATAGTTTTTTTGTGTCGGTTGTATATATTGGTTCGCCAGCAGCCGGCGTAACTGTTTGGCGTTCGGCATCTGTACCGCGTCTCAATTTTAAAGGCATTTACATCTCCTAGAATACTTCTATGCTAGTATTTATGCCTTATTTGTGTTTTTTGAGGAATGTCTTTGTTCTTTTTTGTATATCTTGCTTAACTTTTGGTGTATCAATGCTAAAGTCTATACTTTTGATTACATTATCGTATTGTTTAAAAAAAGAATCAAGTGACTCTTCTAAAGAATTTGTATCTTGGTATTTGTGGCGCTCGAGTCGCACATCAATTGTAAATATTTTTCCATTATTAAAAAATACATTAATATTGCTAATGTAATCAATTGGCACAGAGCGTATCTCAACATCGTTAAATACCTCTGGCCAATGATTAACTATTTCGGGTGGTAACTTTTGTGTTTTGTTAGTCACTAACTTCTTCAGCTTTTCTTTTCTTTTTAGTAGGAACGAGATCTTCTGCTTGTTCTCTAAGTTTTTTCGCTTCTTTAAATAATGCATCGGCTTGTGACCGATATGAAGCTGCCAACTCATCGTCAGTTAATACTTCGTTTTGAGTTGTTTTTTCTACTGGTTGTTCAGTGCTAGTTTCGTTCTCTTGAGATTTACTAGTTGGTTTTACAGCTAGTTCTTCAAGAGTAACACCTTTCTGTTGAGCAATAAGATTGTTTAGTTCACTGAGTAAAATTGTAGTAGTACGGTTAGGTACTAATTCAACTTCAGTGGTAGGCATCTTCATTAACTTACCAGTAGTATGAAACGCGGCTAACATAGGGCGCCCGTCTGGCAGTACTATACGAGACATTACATCTGCCATTTCGTTTGCTTGCTGTCCGGCTTCTGATTCGACTGCGTTCATTAGCGTGTCGTGCTCGTCAGAGTTTAAACTCTCTGACGCTACGACTATACAGTTATCGGGCTCACCCGGTACAACTCTATAAGCAACTACTACACGTCTTTTGCTTTTAACAAGTCGCCCGACGTGTTTTAAATTACTCATTTATGCACCTGTACCTTCAGCAGCAGCTTGTGCTTGCTGTGATGCTGCAATCGCTGCTAGAAACTGCTCTAGCTTTGTATATGTAGCACCTACTGTTGTCATTTCGTTTGGACGAAATGCACCACGCTGACTTGCAACGTCAATAATTACTTTTAATGCTTGTAGATCTTGTACTGTTAGATCTGCTGGACCACCTGCAGGTGCTTCTGCGGCAGTTGCTGTTGCGTCAGAGGTTTCCGCTGCTGCGCTTTCCATTTGTTCTTCCATTGTATTAGTTCCTTCTGTTGTTGCATCCAATGTTGTTTCTTTTGTAGTTGTTTTAGCCATATCGTTGTCTCCTTTATTAATAGTAATTATCTATAGCTTGTTAATTGTATTTTAAATATGGACAGGCTAACATAAAGTAAGATAGTTCTTTTGGATCCTCAAAACCTATGCAGACGTTTTCAGTTACAGATCTTTCAGCATCTAAACTTATTGATTTACCTAAATAGTATCTACCTTTGCAGTTAGTTTCTATCCATTTTGTTAGTGCATCCTTTAAATTGTATGTAAAGTGAATAACACTATAGTCGAAATGCTCTGGCGGAAAATCACACCTTCGCATATCAAATACATTATAGACGTTAGGTTTGTCTAGTATTTCTGTCACTAAGCAGCCTCATCATAGTGCAATGTTTGACCGAACGGACCTTCTAAGCCTTTATCGTGGTGACTGTGAACTAAAAAGATTGTATCACAGTATTCTGGATCTCCCCAGCTATCCCAAGCATAGCCGTCTGTAAACATAATAAATTTCTTAGGAACGATATCTTCTTCCTTCATATAATGCCAATTGGCCATAAAGTCAGTTCCACCGCCACCTATAACTTCGTACTCGGATAAGTCTTCACCGTTTTCAGATGTAAAGTCTTGTTCGTTGTAAACTTTAGTATCAAAACACCATACTTTAATTTTATAGTCTCTAAACTCTTCCATAATGCCTTTTATTTCACTAAGAAAGTCTTTAGCTTGCTCGTCACCTATAGAACCACTCATATCGATACTAACACAAATATCTAAAGATTCTTGAAAATCCATACCTGGAAGTATAGCACCAGTATGCCAACTTTTGCGATTAGGACGTTGGAAAGTAAAATCATCTTTAATTGTACTTTGTATTTGCTGCCGGATAATTTCACGCCAGTTCATCTTAGGTTCTGTTAGATCTTTAATAATACGTTGTACACCAGCCGGAGTATTACCTGCGCCTGCAGACTGCGCGGCTGAAATCATATTCTCTTTAATTTCGTCTCTAATCTGCTTTAGTTCTTCTTTAGTGTAACTAGGACGACCTTTACCTTTCCCCTCACCGCCGCCTTCTTTGTCTTTACCTTCACCTTCGTTGCCGTCACCATCTTCCCAGTCAATATGCTCATCTAGCATTTCGCCTAGTTGCTTTAAAAAGTCTTCACCGTTCTTTTTAGCTTCTTCGAACAAGTCGTCATAGACTTCTTCTGAAGTCCAGCCTTCATATTTAAAGTCTTGGTAACAGTCTACAATTGAAGGCTTCTTACCAATACGATCACGTACTAGTAAGTTATTTACAATGTAATCTGCTGAGATGTTATAAAGCATTGGGTTGCGATCTTCTCTACGAATAAGATGATCAAATACGCAATGTAAAATTTCGTGTGCAATAACAAATTCTACTTCTTTATTGTCCATTGCATTAAAGAATTGAGTATTAAAATAAAGGTTGCGACCATCTACAGCCGCAGTGCCTAACCACTCATCAGCCGCAACAATGCGTAGACGAGTGGCCATATTACCAAAGAAAGGATGTCGTAGGAGTAAACCAATTCTTGCTGTAATAATACGATCCATAACTTCTTCACGCATTACTTTTAGTTCAGATTCGGTGATGTCAGGATTTGGAGCCCAACCTTTAGTTTTGCTTGCAGTATCTTTTACTGCCATTGTAAAACTATCACTTCCAAATGGATAAGACATTGTTTACTCCTCTACAACTGTTTTATTATAGCAATATTTATAGGCATTGTCAACCAAAATATATAAGATCGACTACGCTCCTTGAGCCGCTTTAATATATTTGCCATATCGATCGTGGAATTCGTCAAAACAATCGACAGCGTCTGGATCAATTGGCAATCCGTATTGTGTAAGAGCAAGTTTGATACCCATAACAACTAGTTCTGTATCAAAGTTATCCATTGAGAACCGCAAAAAGTTATTAACCTTGTCATCAAACTTCTTGTCATTCTTGTCTGATGCGTCTTTAAGCTCGTAGCACAATGAAACAGTCAAAGAATACATAGCACTAATTTCTTTAGTTTTAAGTTCTTTAACTTTACCAATTAAGATGTCTGACGGATTAGGCATTGAACTAGCAATTTTACGATGTGCCATAAATTTTACAGCAAGACCTTCTCCGACTGATCCTGCAACTAAATCTGTAGTTGTTACGTCATCTCCGTCTTCGTCATCTAATAATTCACTAACAAACGACCACGAACGAGGAGTAGCAAAAGAACGACTTGGTGACTTAGGATCAAATGTATACAAGTCTTGTTTTGCAAATTGCAAGTAGCCTATAACATCAGATTCGATGTTGTTTTCAACAGCCCATTCGAACCAATCGTCGAAGTCTACTGCAAGTTCCAAGTGAACAAAACGGTTAGCCAACGGAGCAGGCATACGATATGTAACACCTTTGTCTGCTTCGCGGTTACCTGCCGCAACAATCATTACATTGTCAGGCAGTTTATATTGTCCTACTTTACGATTTAGGATAAGTTGATAAGCAGCCGCTTGCACACTTGGTGCAGCACTATTCATTTCATCTAAAAACAGAACAATGTTGTCATAAGCACTAGCCATCTCTTCGTCTGGAAGTTCGCTCGGCGCTCCCCAAACCATTTTGCCTTGATTACTGTCGAAGTATGGAATACCTTTAATATCTGTAGGTTCCCAAAGAGATAAACGAATATCAATTAAGTGAGAGTTTGGAAGATCGTTTGTAATTTGTTCAACTACTTCTGACTTTCCGATGCCGGGAGGACCCCACAAAAAGACAGGACGTTTTTTACGTAGTGCTCTACGAATGCTATTTTTTGCTTTGTTAGGAGTTACTGTGCGATTTAATACTTCTGACATAATAAAGCCCTCTTTGTTTGCTGTTATACATATAATATAACATCTAATAACATAAAGTCAACCGTTTTCATCCAATTTCATAGCTTTATTTAGGCCGTACTTTCTTAAGTCTCCAGAGAAAAGAGTTAGTTCGACTGCTTTTTTTTCGTTCGTTACTGTGATACTGCGGTTAGTAAGGTAATATGGGCAGTCAATAAATTTATCTAGATAGATAATAACTTGCGTAGTAAGAGGCATTTCGACTGGATACGGAATGTCATATGTTGTAAGGCCAATTTCTTGTATAGTTTCATAACCGAGTTGTGTAAGTCTAAGACCACCGTTGTTTTTTTCTCTAGTGTTCTGCCACCACAACGGCATATACTCTTTAACCGCAACATCATTGCAAGTTTTTCCAAGTTCTTTCAAGAATATTTTAGTGTAAGTTTCTTTCCAGTTCATTCTTCGTGTACTATTTCACCGTCGGTCAGCTTGTGAACGTTAAAATCATTACATTCAAACATTTCATTTAGTTTGTTAGCTAAATTATGAGCATGACCAGGATTAGAAAAAGACACTTTCTTGTACTTAGGACCTGGATAGTTTGTAAGCATATTCGAACTTTTTAAATTAAAGGGTTTGTTCATATAGAACACAGCCCAAATGGCTTCAGCCTCAAGTATTTGTTCACACTTATAAGTTGTATTATCAGTGTGTTCTAAAATTACATTTGGTTTTGGCCTACTCAAGTCCGAACTCTCCTCAATATATACATTATTTAGCATATTCTCAAGGATTTCGTCTTCTATTTCGTCTAGTTCAATTGAAATTCGTGCCGCCATCTACTCTTACCTCTATTATTTCTTCAGTTTCGTTTGACGTTTTATTTAATAAAAGTTCTTCAAGGTCACCATTTAATCTGGCCATAATTTCGCCAAGTGTAAATGCAAGCGTTTTTGCTTGTTGTATGTTAACTTTAATTTCTTTTGCACCACTTGCCTCTGCACCTTTTACAACTTGTATAAACTGTTGCACAGGCATTGTGTTTAACGGAGTTTTATTTTGCATTCCAAAGTGCTTCTTTCATTGATGATTCAGTCTTAAAAGGACCTTTAGAAATATAGCGTTCGATAGTAATTAGTTTAGGACAAAACGATTTTACCCAACCTTTTTCAAACTTAATAATATAATAACCTGCGCAATACAGGCTTTTAGATTTATCACTCTTTGTAAACAATGGAAGTTGCCTTTTTACATCATACATTGTATTATATGGTGTAACACTTGTAGGATAACCATGTACTTCTAATTCTGTTACGGGTGAATCAGAAATTGTTACACCTTTAGAAAGGTCAATTCCTAATACTTCTTTAATTTCAGACTGTGAGTTTAAAAATTTAGTTTCCTTGGGACTTGCAAATACATATCTTTCTTCGTCCCAAGACAGCGTACCTACTTGTACACCTTCTTTTTCTAAAATCCAAAATTTATCTTGTAATAAAGCTTTTACTTCCATCTATTTTATATACCTCGCTTGTAAGGGTTCAGCAAATGATGCAGCCTGATCTGCAATACGTTGCATATCCCACTTAGCACAAAACTTCATAAGCCTCATACCTACTTGTGTAACATTTTTACTTTCTACGTTATTGATTTGTTCGTTAATAATTGCTCTAATGTCTTCGGGTTGTGCTGTCAAGTCACATAGTGTAACATTGCGTGTGTAGTCATCAAGAACACGATGCTCTACACCTTCATGATCTACCCAACGCTGTAACATCATGTTATTCCAGTTAAAGCCTTTAGTATTCTTATCTTCAAATGCTTCAATAAGGCCTACTTTGTTTTTAGTGCCTTTTTTGCGTACACCTGGATATGCACTAAACACGTTGTCACTAGTGTCACCACGCATACATTTTTCAAACAACATGAATTGAGGATCGGGTGCAGGACGAGGTCCGCCTAGTTTTTTATCAATAACTTCTTTGCCTTTATCATCAAAGTAGCCTTCGTGTGTAATAGTCATGTTAGCAATACCATTATACTGACGTACACGAGGACTAATAAGTTGTGCAAAGTCACCGTCTGTTGAAATAATAATATGTTTGTCATTAGGATGATTCTGTATCCAACCTGCAATCAAGTCATCTGCTTCTAGTTGCGGATGTTGCATAACAGTACAGTTAGTCTTACTAGAAATAAATTCTTTAAACTCGTCGAAACATTCCCAAAATACTGTGTCTTCTTCTTGTTGTGCCGGTGTAAGTGCATCACGACTTTCTTGTCTATTACGTTTGTAAGGTTCATAATAATCTTTACGCCAACTGCGACCTTCTAAACAAAACACAACATGATCTGCGTTAAAGTCACGCCACGCTTTCTTAACACCTGCAAGTGTGATATGAAACGCCATACCTACTTTAGTATCTATGTCACCACGTACTACATGCCTAGCACGAAAGAATGTGTTAGCAGTGTCTACAAGAATGTAAGTCGCCATTAGTTTGCCTATTGTTGTTTATATACATACGATTATATACGATTTTATACGATTAGTCAACCTTTTAAATCGTCTAACATCTTTGCTTGATCCTTTTTAAAATCTGTATATCGATCGTGTACTACAGTAACAATAATATCTATACACATTGCAATAGGCCAAACTATAGCTGCTTCTGCACCAAATATGAGGGCCAGTAAGATTGCTGTACCAACATACGCAAGGAAGCGTTTGTTATAAGGTTGCATGTCGCTAAAGTTCCATTTTAAAAAATAATATAAGTTTTTCATTTTCTTAGTCCCATAAGTTTTCATACGTAAAAGTGATAAATAACTATAACAGAGTTAAAGGAGTTTGTCAATGGCTTACACATATCTAATAGGATGGAGCAACCACGATAAGTTTTACTACGGTGCTCGCTGGGCAAAAGATTGCTCACCTGACGATTTATGGAATACATATTTCACTTCCTCTAAACACGTTAAAGCGTTTCGTAAAGAACACGGCGAACCTAATGTTATACAAGTTCGCAAAGTGTTCAATGATGTTGATAAGTGTAAACTTCATGAGCGTAAAGCCCTAGAGAAGTTAGACGTACTTAACAACGATAAATGGTTAAACAAGAACATCAATGGTATGTTCCTCCCTACTGGTCCTATGTCTGAAGAGCATAAGCGAAAGAAAGTTGAGAGCTTTAAACGCACTATGCAAGGCAAAGGCACTCGCACTGGTAAGAAAAACTCTCCAGAACATCGAGAAAAGAATAGACAAGCAATGCTCGGAAGACCTAAGTCTGAGGAACATATTGCCAATATGCGTAAGCGTCCACAAGACACTATGCGTCTTACTTGCCCACATTGTAACAAAGAGGGCGACTATAAGAATATGAAGCGTTGGCATATGGACCGTTGTAAGCATAAGGTCTAATCCCACAAACTCTCGAAGTACTCTCCAAATAATTTAAATGCGTTTGTCATGCGTTCTTGTGTATCTTCTAAACAGGCTTTGCATGCCGGATCACCAAAGTTAGAACATTTGTCATGACATACATCAAGTGGGTCAATATGCTTTACTTTTTGTTCAAACGCCCATATCATTTCATCTAGTATTTCGTTCCAGCGTTCTTCAGAAAGATTGCTAGGAAATCCATGTGTTGTTGCTTTGAGTTGTACAAGCATAGGATGAATAATCATAGCAAGTGTACAATCCATATTCCAAGTGTCAAACGGTTCTATTTCAACATGTTCGGCTCTGTTCTTACGATATGGACCTATGCGGACTTTCATGATACTTCACTTTTACCTTTGTCAAGAGGAACAATATTAATCATTCCTGCGTCTCTACTAGTATCCATACCTTCTTCTGCTAACATGTTATATACAATGTCTCTAAACCAACGATCTACAATATCTTCTTCTTTGTCAGATTCAGTACCATAGTCGTTTGCAATAAGTTCTTGAATAAAGTAACTGTTCCAATCAAGTTCGAAGAATCCGTTGCGGATGTTGTCTTCGTTTACTTGCATATCAAGTACATTAACCCAAGGTAATTTCTTACGTGTAGCATATGCCTTTGGATCACGAACTTTGATAACTTCTAATTCTTTGGCTTCTAGTTCTTTTTCCTTAGCAGTGATACCAGTAATATCTTTTAGCCATTTTTTCATAATCCTAGTTTCCTTAATTTATCTGCGTCTACTACTTTAGGTTCCCCAGGCGTTGCCGAAGAGCGAGATGTGAAGTCTTGGGGTAAAACGCCAGCCCCTTTCCATACATGCTTCTGCGACATCTTTGACGTTGAGGTTGTATTCTTCCGACCTACCACCGAGCGGCATAAGATACACAGGGCATTCCACACCTTTGTTACGATACGCTTCAACAGCCCGAGTAACTTCATCAAAGTCGTCGTTACTAGCGACAACAAACTTGAGATAAATGTCACTACCGTCAACACTGCTATACTCGCGAGCAACATCAGGCAATATAGCAGTTTCCCAAGGTTCTCCCGAAACACTAAGTTTTGGGGAACAACTCCAAGTAACTTCAAATCTGTCTTGATCCATGAGATAGTTGAAGAAATCGTCGTGTAAAGGTTGTGTAGTGTTTGTTTCAAATGTAACATTTTTTAAATCCTGCATACGGGGATGTTCGAACAGTTCGATATACAATCGCTGCCACGCTAATAACGGTTCACCACCTGTCATAATAAGGTGTACATCCTGACCATTATCCATTGTCCACTTGCCTTCTGGTGTAAGTGACAATAGGTGTTCAACTACTTCGTCAATAGTTGCTTCTTTGTTAAAGTGTTTGAATTCTGGATAGATACTTGCATATGTATCACAGCCTGTATGAATAATTGGCAAGTCTTCAAACTTTTCAGTTGTTTCGTGTACACCTGCGTCAATTAATGCTTTTACTTCTGCATTATAACGGTTACCTTCTGCATGTTGCTCCCAACGATTTTTTGTTTCGTTAGTACCAAAGTTCATACAACGAAAGTTACAACCAAATGTACGCAAGAATACACTTGGTACTCCTACATACTTGCCTTCACCTTGCACACTATAAAATGCTTCTGAATAGCGTAGTTTCATTCACACGCTCCTTCTTTTAAATATTCAGGCTTAACCATTTCACAAACAACTTCTTGTGTTGCGCCGTCATAAAACAACCAAGCATTGATTTCACGCTTTAGATACCAGCCACCGACACCTATCGCAATAGCAATTAAAAGTCCAATAGTATATATTGCAATTTTCATCTCGATGCAAACTCCTGTTGTAGTTTCATATTAACTCCTAATACTGTATTATAACACTGATGACAATAATAGTCAACAATATTGTTGGCACTTCGTTTAATATACGCATTTGCCTACCTGTGTAACTAAAGTCACCGTCTGCCATTTTTCTTCGTGTTGAACTTAACCAACCATGAAACCCGAACATAAGAAACACTGCTCCTGCTTTGACCCAAGGCCAAGTAAGACTCCAGTCAACTACACCGAAACTTACTAGTGTCAGCCCTGACACTAGTGTAGCAACCATAGCAGGAAGCATAATAAACTTTTGAAGCTTATATTCCATAGTTTCTAAAATGCGATATACTTCATCAGAATAACCTTTATACTCTAAATGATATACCATAATCCTTGGTAAGTAGAATAGTGCCGCCATCCAACTAATGAGCGACACTATGTGAATTACAAGAACCCAATCATACATTAACGTTCAACCAACGGTTTAGTATTGTTTGAGTCGTGATAATCGCCTGATTTGTAATAATCACGACTTGCTTCTTCTTTAACCATAATGCCATTACGCATACGATATGTAATAATTTCTCTACGAATTACTCCGCTTGTGTCAGCATCGAATGCTGCTTTAAATGGTCCTTCACTCATCTTGATGCAAACTCCTGTTGTAGTTTAATATTGTCAAAAAACTCTTTCTTTGTACCTGCGTCATCTTTAAATGCACCACGCAACACAGTTGTTTGTGTAAGACTACTGGTTGCCATAATACCTCGATTTTCACAACAACCGTGTGTTGCTTGGATATATACACCTAAGTGTTCTGCACCTGTTGCTTTTGCAATCTCACGTGCAATGTCATTTGCAAGTTCTTCTTGTAGCGTCCCACGTCTAGCACACCATTGTGCAATACGTGTATACTTGCTCAAACCAATCAGTTTGTCTGCGGCAATAATACCAATGTATGCAACACCTGCTACTGGCTGGTGATGATGCGAACACATACTTTTAAGTTCACTTCGCACAACAAGCATACCTTCGTAACGATCGTCTGAATCGTTTGGAAATGCTGTTGCTGTTGGTGCAGGATCATAACGTCCCGCCATAATCTCATTAAAGTACATCTTAGCAAGACGTCTTGCTGTACCTTGTGAATTAGGATCGTTATGACGATCAATTAATAGTGCATCTAACACACCTTCAAATGCTACTGTAGCATTTTCAATAAGTTCTTCTTTATCACCTTTTTGTAGGACTTTAGAAATGTTGTCGCCAGCCCAGTAACGAATGCCTAGATCTTCTAGACGGGCTTTTAATTGTTCCGCTTTGCTCATTTATGTCTCCGATGTTTAGGCAGTGGATTGCCATGAAAAATGGTATACTAATAAAAGTATACCATGTATTTAGGTAATTGTCAAGTTAAAAATATTTTTCTAACATTTCTAGTTGATCATTATACTCTGCTACAATTTTAAGTTCTTGTTCAATTGCTTCGAGTACATCAGGGTGTTCTCCGACACCTGCTGAACTTCGTAGATAAACTTCTACGTTCATTGCATGTTTAGCAATATGGCCTTTAGCATGATCCTTGATTGCTTGGATCATATTCTCTCTAGTGTACTGTCCTACGCTTGCCATCATAAATCCTTTTGTGTTTATTGATAACAATATAATAACATAAATTTAAACTAAAGTCAACCTTTTTTCTTTGCTTCCCATTCTGCTTTTTTCTTTTGGTACTCTGATTCGCTTAGCCTGTGCCAGCCAATACATTTACCTGTTGGTGATCTTCCACATCCGCACATTTATTCTTCCAGTTCTTTAAAAAGTTGCATTGCAAACTCAAATGCTCTATTTGCTTCGTCTGCCATATCGTCATGTAATTTAGCTCTAGTATCTTGTATTAGTTTATACGAATCTTCAAAATCGTACATTTTACCTGATCCAGGAGCACGTTTCTTAATCATTTGCCCACCGTGCAATTCACCAAAGTGTCTTACATAAATGTGTGCAATTAGTCCTTCGCCTTCTAAGTTGTTAACATAGTCGACATACTCTTGAACAACTGGACACAATACAGATTCGTCTCTTTCGATGCCGAACTCTTCTTCCAGTTCTTCCATATCTGCGAGCATACCAGGTGCTCTGCAAATTCCTTCAATGCCTTCTAGCATACCAGCATCTCTTGCTGCTACCTCTAGTGCTTCGTACTGTACATATTGATTGTAAATAAATCTATGATATTCGGGTGCAGGCATACCTTTAAGTAGTTTACGTGCAACAACCATACGTTCTGCGTTTTGGTGATTCTCCCAAGTGAGTTCTTTTAGTTTTGCACTCATAGTAAGGTCCTTAGTGCTCTGTAAATCTTAGGAACATATACCCCAAAAAATACTAAACCCCAAAAGCCTGCCATTAGTATAGCATACTCGGGCCATCTTTCAAAATCTAAATACAAACCTAAGCTGATTAGTATAATCCACGACCAGTCAGTATAGCCGTGTATTCTTTTAACCTTTTGAGCGCCAAATTTTTCGTGTAATTCGCTGCGTAGTTTAGCAAACCAAGGACACACGTGACGTAATATCACAAAACCTTCGTTTACTACCATTATTAAATAACCTATAATAAAAGCAATCATATTAATTCTCCATCATAGTTATTTATCATTAAATGCTAGTTTAACTAATCGTACTCATATGGGTATACTAACCAAATATCTTCTTCTGCTTTATTTACTTCGTCCCAATAGTATCTTACTTCACCGAAATCGCTGCTTAGATTTTCTGTCATTACAGCAAATCTTACATTCTGGCCCCATACAGTATCCCAATTAGGATGATCAGGCAAACATCCACTTTGCCAATCTTGTTTAATCCAGTTAAACGTAGCACCAGTGTCGTTGATATCATCTACGATAAGTATGTTTTTCTTTTTATCCGGATGATTAGTCGACTTTTCAAAAATGCCATCTCTGTCATATGCTTGCAAGTAACCAAAAGCATCTTCTGCCATCCAGCAGTTACTTTCACTTTCTCTGTCGTCATCTCGTAAACTAACTTTGAGTGCATTACATGGTATGTCTAACATGTGACTTAGTATAACTGCTAAAGGCATTCCGCCTCTGGTAATACCTACAATATAGTCAGGCCGCCAGTTGTCTTTGTACATTTGTAATGCAATATGTGCTGCTGTTTTATGTAAATCTTCCCAATTATAGTGTTTTTTATTCACTTTTGTACTCCATTTCAGTTTTAATTTCGGTGCCTTGTTTGTCGTTTGCAATTCCTAATGCCATAGATTGTATCTGCTCTATTAAATGATTGCAAGTGTCATGGTCGTAATCTTTTTCTGCCTGTTCAGAAAACTCGTTGCGTAAACGATGCACTTGAATCGCCAAGTCGTGCATAACATTTATACGTTTAATTAGATCTTCAATTGTATGTTGCATTAAAACGGCACCTCGTCATCTTTTTCATGGTTACCTACATAGTCTTGATGTACCATTTTGTAGATAGATTTAAGATTTTCAAATGCTTTTTCAAGTGCAGGATAGTGTTCGCACATATTATTGATTTTGTCTAAACTAGGCATTATATCTACAAACTCAGTTTGTTCCCAAGTAATACCATCCCAACGAGTTGAATCTTCAAGTGTAATAGTATCTGGACCTAGAGTAATAGTACTAACACTAATACCATCCACAGTATATAGATCTTCGTTTATAGATGTGTCTATAGTAACATTGGTATCCATATCTTTTGTTATCCACTCACTTGTAATATCAAAAACATAATCATTATCTTTATCACTCATTAGCAATTGCTCCATATAATGCTTTACCAGAGAAATAGTTATGTGAAAGTGTCGCAGCTTGTTCGTAGATATCAAATTCATAAGTGTCGTAATTTTCAATGTAGTCTCTTAATTTTGCGATTACTTTATCTTTGTTTGCAATATATGCATCAAAGTTCTCTGTCCATTCGCTAGGATATTTAAATTTATCTCTAGCCATTTCACTGTAACTTAATCTATCAGGCACCATTGGAATAGCATCTAACAACGCACCTTCATACCAACTAATACCTAATGTCTCTTGCAAGTTCGCACTAAACACAACCTTTGCTTGACCTAATAGTTTGTGATATTCGTGCTTGGATAGTTCCTGCTCTTGACATATAACAAATTCATATTCAGGCATAGACTCTGCTAAGTCTCTAAATATTTCAACTTGCTTCTCAGGCGCTACTCGATGCGGAAAGAGTATTAAGTTACGTTTTTCTTGTTCGTCGTATTCTGAAATACATAGTTCATCTGACAAATATTCCATAGGCCAGCCTACACGATGTATTTTATCATAATCAATATTATAGTCTTCCATCATTACATCTGTAAACATATCAATATGGAAGTCAGTTGCAAAGAAGTTATGATCATAGCATTCAAACATTGACATTTCAGCATGTCTGACCCAAGGCTTATCGCCTATTAGTCGTCCAAGGAAATCTGCAGGGTCGTAGGAGCCGGCGTGCCAAAGCCCTCCGACTCTAATACGTACTCCCAATAACTCTGCCATATACCGTAACTGAATAACAGTTGGGTTCCAAGCATCTGTGTATAAAAAGTAATCATTGTCTTTAATTATCCCATCACAAAACATTTCACCAATTAGTTCAAGTTGCTTAGACTTGTATACATTAGTGCCTCCGAAGTTAAGAAAAGCCCCAGGCGTAGTAGCCTGAGGCGTCTCTCCCCCAGATACGACTTCAACTGTTTGATTAGTTGCAAGCCGTATCTGTTCTGGTAAATGTGTCTTCCACTGCTTAGTATATCGAGTGTCGACGGCTTCTATATCTACAATATAGATTGTCATAACTAACGCCTATTTGCGTTTCTTGCCTTTGCACGTAACCAGTTCTTGTACTTTTCGTACGCTTGCCAATTACGGTCGTCTCTCTTATAAAGAGCTTTTTCATCAAAGACCTTGCCTTCAAAACGGCAATAGTCGCGGTATTCGTCTAAGTCACTAAAAATTTTATTAACAACTGGGTTATTGATCGACATTATGGTTCCCTTTATTATGTCTTATGGATATACTATTTGGCAGCCGTTTTCGCCATCTTCGGCTACATCGATGACTACAAAACGGCCTGGATACTTTTCGTTAATCTGTAAGTACAAATCGTCTGCGATCATCTCGCATGACTTATAGTCTAACTGAAGTAGATCTTCTTTATATAAGTTTTCCAACCAACGTTTGAATTGGATAAACTCAATATCTCTGTCATTGTGTGTTACTTGTATCTGCACTTTAAAATGAAACGTATGACGATGTGGATAGCCTAAGAAGCTTACATCATATTCATCCCCTGTTGCTAGTGCTGGATCTTCTAACGCTGCTGGATACTTATGAATACCTTCTTTGGTAAACGTTACCCAGATGCTGCGTTTTGCATTTTCTAGTTTAGACATCTTAGCGTCCTCTTCTTTGTTACGCCGTTTCATGTAATTGTAATATGATTCTTGCTGTGCTTCTTCGGTCATTTTAAGATAACATCGTTACGATATTTTAACCAATCAGTAAATTTGTCATGTGCCATTAAGTCATGTAGACTGTGACACCAGACACCTGGATTAGTTGCTCTGTAAGATTTGTCATCTATCTTAACCATTGTATTATAGTTCCATAATTTAACATATGGTATCGGGACTCTTATTTGCGGAATAAAGTTATCAAATTCACATAATCCGCCTTCGTGAAAGTTTTCTACACATTGCATAGGAATATCTAGTGTGCAAAGATAATCTTGTTTTAGGAAACTTAAGATTAAATTTTCCCAAGGAGCCCATTCTTCAGATACACCAGCGGCAGGGCTAAAACTATGATTAGCACCAAAAAATATGTGTTTACAGTTATTGTTTTCGTATAACTGTTTTATTTTATCTTCACGTTGCACGCCATCGACAAATAAGGTTCGTAAACCAAATGCCGGTGTTTGCTCAACTTCTATCCCTATAAAGAAGGACGCATCGTCTGCTTCACCATCTTGGTATTCTCTTCTCACTTTTTAGTCCTTCAACCGTCGTTCGATTCTGTATATTTCATCCTTGAGCCACAATTTTTTAGTTTTTAGGCGGTATAGCTCGTCTCCGCTTGTATAATTATTATATAGTATTTTTATTTTATTGTCAAGTTCTTTATGCTCTTTATATAATTTATCTAATTGCATCTTCATAACTTTATTAAATGGCTTTTCACTCAAATAACTCTCCGAAGTACGTTTGGTTATTTACAGTCTTTTTACCAATTGCACCTCTAGTTCCGGGAATTTCTGTCCAAAACATAGAATGTTCGTCTATAAGTTTAATAGATTCTTCTTTATTTGTACAAGAGAAAATTCTATCTACTACATCTCTAAAAAAGATTCTATCATGTTTTTCTTGCACAAGCATGTTAGGCACAACACCATTATCGTATTGTCTATTTGCTTCTTGTACTGCATTAATATGACTCCATACATTATGACCCATTTGTATAGCGTAACTAAAACTATCCCAACTAGTGCTGTCTTTTTTCCTAACAATTGGTGATCCATTTTCGTCAAGCACCGGTTGATCATTCTTATCCAGTTCAACTTCGCCTGCTAGTACCTTAGGTGTACCTATCTTATTTCTATCGCCTTTGTTGTATATACATACTTCATTAACCAGTAAACCATCAGTTAACGGGCTATTTTCGAACTTAGGAAATATTCCATCTTGTACTGTAGCATTTTGAAATGTTCTAGTATCAGTTGCATATTTAAGTTCGTCTACACTCGGCAACATTCGATACGTCCATTTGCCTCTATCAGGTGTTTCGTTTGATGTATATACTTGTCCGTTAGCAGTTGCTAAGAAAGGAGAAGCACAATCAAATGTAATCATAAAACTAGGATTATAATACTTACGAACTGCTCTTTGTATGTCAGTTAGTAAACAAGCCCATTCTAATTTACTAGTACCAAGGAAGTGCATAACATCATGATAACCTTCTTGTAGCAAATTATCAAAATGAAGTGTAACTAAACGTTTTAAAACAAGATCAACATCGCACATGTTCTGACCACCCATTGACCAGCCATTAAAATGATTGTCTGGGTATTTGATTGGATCGCAGTAATCTTTCATCTGTTCATACCAGTCGTTGGCATCTTTATGTGTTTCACCTTGTAATACATTTAAGAATTTACAAGATCCGGTTCTATGTTTCATCCAGTAGTCGTTGTTGATACGTGTAGCGTTCACAGCATCTTGATATGTACTAATACCTGTTGCTTTTGCTCCTTTAGGAGAACGTGCAACCCAGGCTGGAATATCAAGTATCATTCCATAGTCCATGTAAGCATCCATCCAACGAAGAACGCCATCACGTTTTGCTTGTGCTTTAGGACAGTTGGGATCTTTCCAGTCGCCTTCCCAAACACCTTTACCAATCTGGAAGCCACCTGAGTCACCTAGTAACCAAGTGTTTTCTCTATCTCTATTACGTACCATGTCTTCTTTAGGAACAACTTTAGTTGTATCCAAGTCAGCATGTCCTGCTGAATATAAGCTCCATTTATATTGGAATTGACCTTCTTTAGCATTAAGATAATTTAAACTTTCTATACCGCTATTCCAAAAAGAAGGGATACGATCTTTAGGAACGTATTCTTCAAAACGTTGTTTACCTACATAAGTAGCATAGAAACCACTTAGTGCAGGAAGAAAGTGTGCATAATCTTCTTGTGCTTCAGTAAGATCTGTTCTCATTATTTTGTTTTCGCAGGTAGTATATAATCATAGGTTGCCATTCCGCTATTAACACTAATTTGCATAGCACCTTGATTTGAAATAGACATAGTTGTGTCGCCTGATAAGTTTAAAATAGATTTTACTTCAGATACTGGCCAAGTAAATTTACCTTGTAACGATCCGTTTACGTTATTTTGAAACACAAACTCGCCACTGTGTGTACTTTCGTCACCAAAACTAAAATACAAATCGGTTACATCACCTGTGTCTTTTGTGTACACATTAAAGTTCTCCATATCGCTATGCGCATCACTTTGTAATTTTAATCTAGCAATACTGGCTACACTTGGTGTAAATTCTACATTCCATTGAGCACCTTTAAACTTTACAGTTTTTAATTGCTCTTCAATAATTGCTTTTGCCATAAAGCGATAATTGTTTTCAAAGTCGCCTATTGAGTTTTCAAAGTGAATATGTGTTGGAACTACTTCTCCGTTACGTTCAGCCTTTACAACTTCAATTTTTGCATCTTTTTGATACTCTGGATTCTTCAAATGCAAATTTAGTTTGTCTAAATTAGTCATACCAAATGTACCAGTAAATTCTGTAACTTTATTATGCGTTGCTGCACTCATAACAACGGCTCTATTTTCAGCCATACTATTCATAGTAGTTTCGTTATCTTCGTTAGTAACCTTCACAAGACTTAAAAATCCTAGTGAATGTGTGTGTGCAACGATGTCTTGTAAAATGTCTTTCATATATATTCTCCAATCATATATAAATTATATTATCTAAGTCCTTGTTTGTCAAGAAGTTTTGTATGTTATATTTAGGTTTGTAGCCTAAGGTATTAATTATTTCTAAGTTAGCACAGGTGTACTCTCTTTCGTTCGGGGTATTTAGACGGATAGGAAGATTAGGAGCTAAGTCACGGACTTTAACAGGTATCCCTGATCCGATATCTAATTCACCTGTTATGTTACTCCATAAGCAAAGTACAATTCCTGTACATAGGTCATCTATATGTACAAAATCTCTATAGTGTGTTGTAACGTATTCAAGTTCGTTATCTATTAACTTTTGTAAAAACATTCCTTTTCTTGGTGTACTAGAATATACTGTATGAAATCTCATTCCTAATATATTGATATTACAAGCTGCTGCTTCTTCTATAACAAATTTGCTCGCAGCATAAGGATTTAGATGAGGTTCATATGCACTACTTGAACTAGCCCATATTATTCGTTTATCGTGATACCTATCAAATATTCTTTTAGATACTTCCACATTGTTACGCCAATATGCTGCTGGGTCTCCCATGCTTTCTCTTACACCACTTTTACCAGCTAAGTGTATAATCATATCAACTTCAGGAAGATCACAAGTTAGCAAGTCGTCTCCATCTTGCAAGTCTATTCCGATTATCTCGTGCTTACCTCCGGATATTAAATTATATAAGTGTGAACCTATAAATCCTTTATGACCGGTTATTAAAATTTTCATCTCTTATACTCTCATTATAAGAATCTATTTCTTCTACGATACTAAGTTTAACATTTTGTTGTTTTGCTGTACCTATTATTGCTTTTACATCTTTAGGAAGGCACTTACCACCATATCCACGCTCGGGTGTAATTGACATATGACTATGGCCAATTCTGCTATCATTTCCTACACCGAGTGCAACTTTTTCAAAATCTACACCCAAGGATTCGCATAGTTCGTATGCTTGATTAAAAAATGCAACCTTAGTAGCCAAAAAACTATTTCTTAGATATTTTGTTAAAATAAGTTCTTCGGCTTCTTGTTGTACAATGTTAATTGATTTGTTATATCCTTGATGGAATATGTCTGACCAGAAATGCGTACTGCCACCTCCCATTACCATGTATTGAATACTCTTAAAGTCTTCATCAGCAGTAGCCTCACGTAAAAATTCTGGAGAAAATGTAAAACTATACTTAGGAAACTCGTATTGTAGTTTTCGCCAGCTTTCTATACTAATAGTACTTCTAACTAAAATAGGAACATTAGGTGCTTTTTTAATTACCGGAATAAATTGATCAATATTGCATACTCCGTTAATAGTAGGAGTAGGTAAACAAATAATTAATCCGTCACAGTGTTTTAGTTTTGTTTTATATCCCAAAGGAGGATCGTAGATCATAATATCAAAGTGAGGCTGTAATAATTCAACATGTACCTTTCCTAGTACACCATATCCAGCAACTGCTATTTTCATAGATCTTTTAAAATCTGCCATGTGTCTCGCCAGTCAGTAACAGCAAACACTTTACTTGGGTGCTTTAGTAGTTTTGCAAGTGGGTAGTCATTGCCGCCGGGCAAAACTTTATCACCAAAAAAGTATAGCGTATCATGATCGTTAAATTCATAAAACACTTGCCCTTTGTCACAGCCCGTAGGGTAAATGTCTATACCTGTTTCTCCGCCTATAGTTGCAGTTATATCTTCATAATGTGAATTAATTTGGTGTGCAATCGTTTCTCGTTCACGCATACTCTCATCATGCTCGATATAAAGTTTACGTTCACCTAGCGTAGCGTTTCTGCCAACAATTGAAAAGTTTGCACATCCTGGTCGTTCTTCTATATGATTACCTGTCCGTAATACAAAACTACTTTGTTGTAGCCAACCATTGAGCATACTACGCAATGTGTCCGGCATCGTCCATTCACTTCTGCGAACGTTTACACCAGCACTCCAAATATCATTACCTGAACAATTGAATACAACTTTAGCAAGATCTATAGTATGTCCAATTTGCTCAAATGTTTTATCTCTGTCACTGCCAGTTACTAGATACACATCATTTACTAGACAGAATGTGTTAAACCATGCTTTGAAGTTTAGATCCATTAGTCCACGACTAGGAGTTAGGGTACCGTCTACATCAAAAATATATTTAATCGTCATCTTCATTTCTTACCATAAAGTGTACTTTTACAATATTGTCTTTTTGTTTCTTTACGTAAAAATCTAAACCAGTGTTAGCAAGAATTTGTGTTAGTTCACTAAGTGTTACATCATTATCGTTGGGCATTTATTCCTCGTTGCGTTACACGTTCTCTTAGATCACTGCTGCTAAATCTATGATCACGTTTGTTAAAATATAGTTCTATGCCTCTCTTTGCACAAGTAGATCTACCTGTGAAAGTTTTATTTTTATACTCTTCTCCTAGTATTCTAACATGAATTGTGTACATTGTCAAGATATCTTCTAGATCTTTTTCACTATTATACGGAATTATTTCATCTACATATTTTATTCCATTTAATTGTGTATAACGCTCAACAACAGTTTGAACTGGAGCGTTCTTTTCAGGCCTATCTATACTAGGATCTGTTTGTAATCCTACTATAAGATAGTCGCATTGATCTTTTGCTTCACGCAACATAGTAACATGTCCTGCGTGAAGTAAATCGAAGGTCGATGCGGTGAAACCAATTCTCATTGTTTTTTACTTTCTTCTGCTATTTTTTCCCAATACTCTTCTAGTGATAGTTTAGGCATTGCTGCTAAACGCTTTTCATTTTCTATTCTATGTTTGCGGGCTTGTCTAATACCCCACCAAAACCATAGCCGCCAAAATATTTTTGTAGATGTAAGCCAATCTTTTATTCGTACCAATGAAATTTATTCCTTTTACCAAAACCCATATGATTATCGTATCTACGAATTGCGTGATTAATAATTGTCCATTTAACCCAACTGTCTTGACAATGACCTTTTTGCCACCAAAATAATCTATCTATAATAGGAACAATATGCCATTTACGATCACGTTTTCTTTGCCACATCCTTGCACTTATAGTTTGATTATTTCTGCCACCAAACACTGTATTCCAAAAAATACTCCATGCTACGAATATTCTTTTAAAATACCGTTTCATTAAAACCCAAGTTTATCTTTAATTAATCTATAATCTTCGCTATATGTTGATTTTATTATTCTCGGTAATGTAGATAAATTTTCAAGGTCATTTCCAAGTGTACTAATACTATACGATGATAAGGGTAGACTTTCTGCAATATTATATTTTTTGTTTAAAGACTCTAAGTTATCATAATAGTAAAATTCTATATTAGCTTTTGTTTTGCGAAGTAAATTTGCTATCCACGTATTTTGTAAACTAGTATTATCGTCATACATTAGTGTATTAGCATAATCATCTAAAACTTGCTGTTCAAGATCGACATCACCGCTTGTATATTTTACTACATTATCAATCCAACGAGTTAGAGGATCTCTTAATATAACAACATACTGACTGTAATCTTTACGGACAATATCTCCAGTTTCAGAAATATTATCCTTTAGCCAATCATCTGCGTTACCTGGTATCCACATAAATGCTACACCATCTTTTACGCTACAATCCATTTTCTCTCTCCCAAAGCCATTCATGACAGTAAAACATAACACTGCCTGCTGGAATACTTGCAAGAGATAAACCCAATGTATACATAAGATCACCTCCGGTTAGTAATGCATAAGACATAAACCAAATAAGCCCAGTTAGTTGCCAAGTGCAAGTTTTTATAATACGCCTATAATTCATTTAATCTCCAAATTCAAACAAACTGCCGAACGTAGTATGCTGTTTAGTATCTTCTAATGGATAGTTAAGCACACCAATTAAGTTATCTAATTTGTTGTCAATAATAGTTTCTGCCATTGCATCATCATCAAATGGCAATTCCTTAAACCAATCTGGCAAGCGTAGTTCATCTGTTGGATACGCAACGCTAGTATAGCCTAACGGATTTGGTTTTAATTTACAAACAATAACTTTCATACCATCTACTATCTCTTGCGAATATTTATCGCCGTTCATACGCTTGAGTGTATTCCAGTTTATTGAAGCTCGAACGTGTCCTGGCATATTTGCTCTGCCTTGCTTTTCTTCAAGACGTTGATAATGACCTACTTTATTTGCACGTTTGGGAGAACCTTTTTCCCAACCTGGGCGATTACTAAATTCTTTACGGAATTCTGTAATACTATCAAGTATTTCTTTTTGTGGTACATCAGTAAGCACCATAAGCAATAGCTCACTTAAAAACTGCTGCATAAAAACCGGAGTATCCGAACGGCGCAAGTCCAAGCCCATTGCTTTTACTTTGCCCGGCTTTCCGTCTGTATCACTTCTAAAGCCTTCTATGTCATACACAAGTGCAGCGTAACGCTTCTTAGTAATATATAAGCCGGATTCTGCTACAATTTCTCTTGCTGCTGCAATAACATCTGAACGGCTTTTAGGGCAATGAAATGCTTGCATCATAAAGTCTGGAAACGTTGCATTTGCTGCTTCGCATACCTGATCATACAGTTTGATTACATTGTCTTTGTCCCACGGCAAGTTACCTGCATCAATTTCACTTTTAAGCGTAGGATATCCACTAAAATAACAAGAGTCAGTGTCGCCGTATATCATTGCTTCACCAACATGATCATACGTGCCTGTAATGACCTTGTTTACTTCTGCTGACATATGTTTAACAATAGTACGTCCTGTTAGTGTAGTAGACTGCCCAATACGTTTATCGAAAAAACGGCACCCAGGGTTGAGAATAGCACCATACAAACTGTTCAAGTTAATCTTCTTAACCAACTGACGTTTGTCCCAGTATTCAATCTCTGCTGTGTTACCTGCGTCTTTTGCTTTCTTCAGCATTTTCTGCAAGTCTTTACGTTCGCTATACCAGCGTTTTAAGATACCCGGAATAACGCCTTCGAACTCTGTTGTAAATATAGTACCGTTTGAACTAAGCATCCAAGGTTGATTACTATCAAAGATTAATTTGTGTATTTCAGCACCGCTTAGTACGTCACTACCACCGTTTTCCCAGTCAATAGTAAGTGCAATGTCCTTGCGTTGCTCCATAACTGCTTCGTATTCTTCTGTGCTAAAACGCCCTTCCCAACTGCCTGCAAAAGATTTTTTCTTTAGACCCATGTCTTCTGTTACACGAGCATCTGATATTTCAGGACGTATTTGTCCTACAACTGTTTCAGGTGCCATATTCAATGCACGAATCACACTCGGATACAGTGAGTTCAAATCCATCGAACCAATCCACTTGTGCAATCCCTTCTTTGGAAATGCAACATATGCACCTGCTGCTTGTGTGTTTTCGTCATCACGCTTTGGACGATTAGGAACCTGTAATCCTCTGTGATGTGCTTCATTAACAATAGCTTGTTCTGTAACAGCAACAGCGCCCATTGTAGTGGCTAGCAAAACAGTGTTTGCATGTGCTAGTTCGTTTGACAGATCAATAAAACGTAGTTTCTTATCTAATTTGTCAAGTAGTGCAGTATCCTGAATGTTATATTCAATAAACTTACGGAAGTCATTGTTATATAGTTGATCAAGTGTGCCTTCATATGGCACTTTGTTTTCACCTACTTCGATCTCGCCAATTGCATCCAATCGATATGAGTGACGTTCTTCGTATGTGTACTTGCGATACAGTTCTAAACTGTCTAAGTGTACACGACCTACTAAGTCAAATGTAACTGCTTGCTTCCCGTATTTTTCATATTCACGCTTCTTAGGCAGTTGTCCCCACAAGCAAAAACGTCTAGTGTCATCTTTGCTTAGTACACGCATAGTTCTGTTTACAGTATACGGAATATCATAACCTTCTGAGTTCCAACCGCTTAAAATATCAGCGTCTTCGATTAGCGTTAAGAAAGTGTCGATCATATCGCCTTCACGTTCAAACAGCATTACATTTTCAATACCTTCAAGTTCTGCTTTTGCTTGATCCATTGTAAGTGTTTTTGGCGGCACTGCTAAACACACCATTGTTTCTAACCACTGTAAGTATACAGATATAGAAGTAATAGGCATAAATGGATCAGCAGGATCAGCAAACCCACGCTCTGGATCAAAGTCAGTCTCAATATCGAAGAACGCAATATTAAGTTTAGGCGCATCTTGATTGAGGTAGTTTTCAGATAATGACTGAAATATTGGATTAATATCACTCTCAAAAAGTTCCTTGCCTTTGTTTATTGCTACTTCTTTACGAAAGTCTTTTGTATTCTTGCATACAACTCTACTAAGAGGATCTCCGTACACACTCTTGTACTTGCCTCTTGGGTCTTTATAATAAAATGTATATTTTGCTTGATATTCGCGGTATTCTCTTTTACCGTCTTTGCGTTCAACTACACGGATCATATCTTGATCACGATCAAACAATGCGTCTACATAACTCATTCATTCTCCTGTTGCTTGTGGCCAACTAACCTTCTACCTGTCCGTGAGTGGACGACTCTATAATATATATTACAGTATGAATAACTGCACCATAGCAATTGAGTTCATTACAACAAACCAACTACATAGCACAATTGCAAATGCTGCTTTTCTAATAACTGTACTAACTACACCAAGTATACTACCAATTAAGTATAATGGAATAAAAAGTTCTGTTGCAGGATCAAGCACTGTAAATGTAAGTATAGCACTTGCTGCAATCAAAACTGTTGTTTCTACCATTTCGCAATAAAATGCTAGAGGAGAAAGCCTGTAACTTTCTTTACAAAAGTCTATGACAGACTTTATCACTTGTCGACGCCAACTGTAGCAACAATAGTTTCCAAGTCTTCAAACTCGTCTTGATGCTTGTCCCAGTCACGTTTCATTGCAACTTTAATTGCTTTATTAATAAGAGAAGGCTTTACGTTCAATTCTTCTGCTACTGCCTTTACAGTATCTTTAAGTCCTGCGTTTAGATCTTCAATTTCTTGTAAAACAGTTACGCCTTCTTTGACTAGACGTTCTAGTTTTGCTTTTTCTTCTTGCCCGTAGGTACGATCACTCATATAAATACTCCTTATATGATTATTATATATGCATTAAGGATAAAAGTCAAGTGTTATTACCACTTGACGGAAAGTTTTTTTGTAAGATCTCTTTGGGCTTTTACAGCGTTCATACAATTTAGTATACGCTTTGTTTTTTCGTAAGGGCGATGATAGTGATGCTTTGAATCCCATGTTTTATCTGCATCCATTTCTTTGCGTAGTTCACTACCTAGTAATTGTTCTATATACCGCAAATCGTCTTCAGTTAAGTTTTCAAATTGTTTAGCAACCATTGGATCCCCCTTATTGGCTATGAGTTATTTATCTTTGCCCAAAGTACTTCAAAATCTTCCGAGTATGCATAAAGGGGCGCTCCGTCTGCACCATCCGACCAGAGTCGTTTAAAATACCCGTCGGCACAATCTATTACTGTTTCGGGAGATGCGTTAAGATGGCCTTTGACCATATAAAATAATCTATATTCCTCTTTAAGGTCATTTCTTAACATAACGTATTTAACTGATAGTATAAGTTAGAGCGCTAACATTACTCAAATACGCCTGGTGAATTGTATGTAATTATTTCAAATCCTTTAAGCTCTTGTTTGTAACTATACATATCACCTAGTATAAGATAATTAAATCCTTGCTCTCTAAAGTATGCACATTCACTACGTAAACTTTTGTAACCTAATTTAAGTTTAGGATTTTTATAATTCCACGCAAATTGATCAGCATGAGCAATCTTTTTACTTGGATACACATAATAACAACTCCATGCTGCTAGTTCATCGTTGTCGTAATATCCAAACACTGTTCCTCGAGTCCAGTCCTCTCTGTATATAGGATAAATGCTATCAAATTTTTTATACTCTATATACTCTTTATATATATTTTCACATTCAGTAAAGTGAGAATCGTCGAGTAGTTTAAAGTCTATAGTTTTATATTTTGTCTTTTGTAAATTAAGTCGAGTAGTCATCTACTTTGCACATCTTTTTTATAATCTTCAGGCCAGTACTTGTAGTATCCTAATGAGTCAAGATGCTTACGTGCTTCTTCTAGTTTAGAACGCTCTTGTAGTAGAACAAGTCCGTGCTCGCCATTGTTTAAAACGACAGTGTCAATTTCTTCAACTTCGTCTGGATGATCTTCAAGCGCAACAAGACCCCAGTTATTTAGAACTTTTCGCTGTACACTTTCTACTAATTCTGTAAGTTCGTATGCAGATATTTTGGTAGGGTCAAATGCAAAAATTATGACTTCTTTACCGGGCCACTGATATGCATAATTACTTAATTCTGTCTTAAGATTATATGCTACGGGATCTTTTATTTCTTTAACCAATACATTTCCTTCTATCCAAGATTTTTTAGCATATGGACAAGGAGGAAGATTATTAAAGACTGGATTGGGTTTACTTAAATGATTTAAGATCCAGTCTTTAATATTTGCATTAAGTTCGTTCATTCTTTTCGTTTAACTTGCGTAGTAACATTTCTTTAATGCTGCTTTCATACGCTTTGCCCTTATGTTTTTCTTTACGTGGTAGAACTTTTTTCTTCTGTTTGTGAGCGCCCCCTGCTCCACTACGTCTTAGTGCGTCAAGATCTTTTGAACTTGGATCTCTTGGTTTTGGTGTTTCTTGTGCTTCACCTATTTTAGCCATAAATTGATCAAATGCTTGTTTCTTTGCAGGATCACCTGCTATTTGTTGTAGTTGTTTAGTGTGCTGTTGTAAGAACACTTTCCAACTAACTGCTTTCTTTTTTGCTAAAGCAGGATCTGCCTTAGTTGTAGGTGCTGCCTTGTTAGGTTTACCAGATCCACCGACAACATCTTTAACTTTTTTCTCAAATGAATCTGGAGCTAATGCACCTTTAGTTGCTAATTTATATCCTTTTTGTAGGATAGAATCATTATCTTCTTCACCTACAAGTTTACCCGTATCTGGATGATTAGTACGTCCAGGTTTTGCTTTAGGCATTTTTCCACCATGTCTTGATTGCTCACCTGGCTTACCTGCTCTAGTTTCATCTATACGTACACCTGCTAGTGCAGCAAAGTCAGCCACACTATCGATACCCAATGGCATGCTACCTGGCGCAACTTCAACACTTTCTTTTACATAATCTTTTGTAGGCGCTGCTTCTACGGAGCTATTAGCTGCACCTGTCAACTTTGCTAAATCAGCATTTCTATCTGTTGGTTCAATTTCAAAAAGAGTGTGTTGTAGTTTATGCCAGTCCATAACTTTTCCTTAATCACACTTGCATGAGCCCGGCTCACCGCGTGGTACGCCTGCTACTTTACGACAGCCTTTCCAGCACTTCTTGTAGATTTTGCTGTTGCCGTGACGCTTACCTTCTGGCAGATTTGCTAGTTCTTTTTTCTCGGTAGCAGTTAACATAGTTTTGCCACATTCGTTGCAAGTTTGTGTTGCTTCAGAAAGTTTGGCTGCTAGTTTGTTTTGGAGTGATTCTTTTTTTAGATCGTTTTTGCCTTTGCCATCTGCTGCATAGTCTGGTACCATTTTTCCTGTTTTAGGATCTTTTACCATTTTCTTTTTGGCTTCTTTAACTGCCGGCTTTTTATCTTTCTTGCCATGGTCCATTACTTTTTTACCAATAGCAGTTAGTGTACCGTCTTTGTTATACATTTTGTCTACAAGCTTTTTATCTTCAGGTGATAATGTTTCGTTTACTGCATTGCAGTTACAGTGAGGACAACTTGGTTTACAAGTACAATCTTCTGCTTTTACGTCAGCACCGCAACACTTGTCTGAACAATGTGTATCTTTTGCTTCTTTTACAGGATTAAGTGCATCTGGTTCCATTGGTTCACTTGCTTCTTCGTAATCCATATGATGATATACGCTACTAATCATATCAGCTGATTTAGTAATTTTAGATTGTACCCAACCTTCTAGGCCTTCTGCTTCGCTAACACCTTTTAAGATGTCGTGTAGTTTAATAGCATACTTTGCTAATTTATATAGTTCACTGCGGGCCATTTGCACTTCGTGATCACGCTCTGCACGATCTGCTAATTCTCCCAGGCCTTCGCTAATCTCTTGTTCTCTCATGAGTTACTCCGTAATACGTTATAGTGTATTTATGCCTTTTTCTTAGTCTTGCGTTTTTTCATGTTGCCGCTTAGGACAGCATTATCACCGTCTAATGCATTTGGTACAGTACCGTCTGGATTGCGCTTAATTGGTTTCATACCTATTGGTTGTACAACAACACTGACTGCGGATGCTGTATTTTCAGTTATAATTTCATTCATCTTCATATTAAAATTTTCCCATATTAAAACTTGTTTCGGGATCAAGTATACGCTGCGAATGTTTTCGCCAAAACTCATTACGTTCGTTAGTAGAGGTTCTATTTGCCTCGTGAAATTTACTCATTTTACAATAAAATGCTACTTCTTCTTCCGTCCTGATTTCATGTTTGCGCACCAATGGTACATCCTCCCTTTTTCGCCACCTGCTTTGGCCTTCTTACGCAGGGATGTAACACTTCCGTTACAACTAGCACCTGAGCGTTTTACACGTCCTGGTCTGCTTTTGCCTTTTTTCTTACCGTCAGCAAAGTTTTCTTTTACTTTTGGATCATAATCCTGTAGTGACTTACGTATCATTCTTTCAGCTCGTAAGTATACTTGCCTAGCACGATCGATACTTGTGCCAATTTCATCTCCAATTTGCTTGAATGTCATGTTATGTTGATAACGCATTATAAAGACATCTACTAAACGCTCACCGTTTGTTGCGTTCTTAGATATTTTTTCTAATGCGTTTTTTAGATCAATAGTTGTTATGCCTTCATTAAAGTTTTCATTCAATCCAAGTTGATCAACCATTATTTCTAACGCTGAATCTACATCATTTAAACCATTTTCTTCTTTTGTTTTCTCATACCAACTTCTTACAAAGTTTGATGCTGAGTGTCCATAAGTATCTGGAGCCATCATCATTTGATAAAGAACTTGATCAGGTGCTTCTCGTTGAGATCTAACAAATTTTCTAAGACTATTTAAGTCTGTACTTTCATTATAT